TTACAGCGGAGGCGGTTCCCATTTCGGATCCATGATGGCAGCCGCGATCTTGTCTGGCTCATCTTCATTCATGTTGCAGCCGGCAATGTCCTCCAAATAGCGGCGGGCCACATCAGCGCAGCGTTCGCGCTCGGCGAGGATGGCTCGTGCTATGGCCACCGCACCCTCCGTCGAATCGAGATAGCCATGAGAGCCGTTGACCTCCGCCCAGGCTAACTCCTGTATGTCTTCGGGAAATGTCTTTATAAAGTCATCGAGCGCGCTCATGCTGCATCCTCCAAATGCCAATGTACGAACGCATCTAGCTGGCGATGCAAGTCCGCGATTGCGCGGATATTGCTGATCTCGAGATCAGGCTCCCCACACCCCGCCTCGCTTTCGTGCGCGCCGGCAATGCCGCCACGGCCGACAAGCCGCCAGACCACGCCGCCGAGCTTGCGAACCTCGTCCGCTTCATTCGGGAATCGGCAGTCATCGACGACCACGCGGCCGCCTGCGGCCAGAATACTACCGACTGCACGAATCCAGAGGCCCGTCCAGAAATTCTTGCCAATGCAGTCTCTACCGAACTGTGTTCCGAGTAGCTGCATGAATTGGCGCGGCGACTTGCCGCATAGATAGGACAGAGGAACCTCCTTGTAGCTGCCCTCTATCTCATCCTCCGTCATACCCACGGCGCGACACATATCTTTCAACGGCCCTGCGAACTTCACCAGCTGATAGCCGTGATTTTCGACCAGGTACTTGCTGGCCGTGCTCTTGCCGCTGCCAGCAAGACCGGTGAGCGCGATGACTGGCGGGAGGATGGCTGTGATGGCCTTACCAATCGCCGCGCCGAGTGAGCGCAGCTCTGCAGGCACGTTATCATTGGCAGGAACGGCTGTTAGGCAACCGGTATCTTTGGATGTGATTGCGTCTACCATAAATCCTCCGAATAAAGCTGAGGCCCATTGGTGGCCGATATGATCTGCCCTGCGGCATGAGCGAGATAGTAGGCCTCGACGCGGTTCACGAAGCGGCCCTTGTCGGTAATGAAACCTTGCGCCTGCGGCGTCGCCACAGCGCCATCGATGCTCATCTGAGCGTCCATCGTCTGGATGATGGTGTGGTGCCGGGCTGGTGGCGGCAGCGAGATAGTTGCGCCAAACTGGATTGCTGCGGCAGCTATCCGCTCCGTCATGCCGTCGCCCTCAATCGTGCAGCTATATCGCGGTGAGGAATGAATTCCCCACCGCTGAGCAAATACGCGGCCCTGCGGATTGCCTCTGCTTGATCTGCGGTCCTGTCTCGCCAGTCGTGGCATTCACGCCAAAGGCTCCAAGGCCAGGAGCGCTGCTCGATTGCATAATGGCCGAAACAAAGCTTTCGCACTCGAACGCGGTAGGGCTTCATGCCTTCTCCTTCAATGCTGCGTCGACAAGGGCAGTCCAAACGTCGCGGGCCTTCTGCGGGTAGCCTGGGATGCCGAGATAGATGTTGCCGTCTCCGGTGGCGAAGTCGTCATAACCCACAACTATGTCTTCAGCGGCCTCAAGCTGCGCCTTGGTGGGCTCGCGCATGGCTTCGAGGGCGGCGCGGGCCATAGGGATGTAGAGATGTTTCCACTCATCCCAGAAGATGTCTCCCATCTCCGTATCATCAAACTGCCCTTTGACCGTGGAGTCGGCCTTTGCAATAGCCCGCGCCACACGTTCAATCATCTCGCTCATACCGTCTCCTCAATCTTCTTCTTGCTCTCCACCTTCGGCTTCACCACCGGCCTGAACCGATGCAGCGCAAATGGTGGATCCTCATCACCAAACTGCGGGCACACTCCCCGGCTCACGCCCGCCAGCCTGATGCCAGCGTAGTCACCGCCGAGATACGTACGGCACATGCCTACCCACGTTGCCGTGTAAATCTCCCCGGCACGAATGCCGAGGTATTGCTCTGGAAGGGTGGTGTCATCGATGCAGATGACTTCGTCGCCGGGTTTGATGGTCATCGATAGTCCTTCTCTAAGTGAAGGCAGGCTTGCTGCACACCGACGTAGCAGCTGACCTGCGATCTAATCGGATCAACAGTGCCCACCCAAAGCAACAAAAACACCGTTGCGAATGTCCATCCGTTCATGCTGCCCTCCGGTAGCTTTCAATAGCCTGCTCGATTGTCGGGTGGCGGCGCGTCATGCAGCCCTCTCGTCCTTCTCGCGGCCACATCTCAATCTTCAGGTATCGAAATGCACACGGCGAAATCTCGACACGTATGCATTCATCATGCGCACCAATCACCAGTCGCGTTAGGCGATTGAAGTCCCATGTCGCCAGCCCGTGCGCCGAGGTGACGAACTTAGTGTAGCGCTCGCTACCCCACTCGACGCGATCCCAATTGACCGGAATGTTCCAGGGACCAAGCCCGAAACCTGAGCACAAAAGGCCAATAGCTCTACGATTGAACTCGGTGAGCTTTGCCTGAGGGATGCCGCCCCATCTGCTGACGTGATTGTCGTTATCAGGGGTCATGACAGCCACACCCCCAACCAGATGAGACCAGAGGCGGGCCAGAGGGCCGCAACGCCCATTCCAAAAATGACCGCAATCGGTCCCTTGGCAGCGAAAGTGCCGACGAAGTATCCGAGCGCAACCAAAGCGACAGCGATATAGGACAGCCAGAAAGCCGCAACCTTTGTGTCTTCGCTCAAGCTGCCCTCCCCGCCATCAACGCATCAAAGGTCGCCAGGAATTCGAGCTCAGCTTCCTCCGGCGACCAGTACCGCAGCTTCACGCCAAGCGGCCTGTCGTGCTTTGCGTGCCATGGCATATCGCGCAGGTTAACAAGCTCGTCGGCGATGATGCGGTTGTCTGCGTCATGCACCGCCCTCGGCAACTCCTTCGGCAAATCAAACCGTGCAGCGATAGCCAGCCAGTTGTCCTGCTCGATCGCCCGGTAGTTCGTCAGGTAGGGCTTGAGCGGTCTCGGAATATCCACGCAGTACGCCTCCGGTGCATCGTGCAGAAGGCCAGCCAAGGCAACCTCAGGCGCGTGCTTGGCCGCGAGATAGCGAGCGATGAGGACGGAGTGCTCGGCGACGCAATTGTGCGCGCCGAATCCCTCGCAGAAATAGGTGTGCGAGCTTGTTTCAAGTCCGGCAACCCACTGCTCGCCTTCGTCATATGCGGCAACAATTTCAAGAGGGACGCCGTCGCTTTGAAGCTGCTTGTCAAATTCCCCAGAGCGAAGAGAATTCACAAACTTCGATACTAGCCGTATAGGCTGCAGGCTGCCCAGAAGGTGCGCAATTGTGGCAAATCCACCCTGGCTCTGGAGGCTAATCACGCCAGAACCTGCATTGCCCGTCTGCGCATATCGGTAGTTGCTGTAACCGAAGTTCTTGAGTAGCCGCTCAATCTCGGAGAGTACAACTCCTGGCTTCTGTGCGACGCCAAGCTGCGTTCCTCGTCTATTCTTGATAGAAAGATATCCCTCACCGTCATATATGCCGGCTAGCCAGCCAGCTTCCCGCCCACTGCGCGCAGCCCAAGGTTCGAAGAACTTATGCATGTGCCTCTTTCGGCCAAGCCTTAAGTCGTCCGCGATTGCGCCAGCAGTGAGCCACTTTTGATTGCCAGAGACTTTAGTCGCTACCAGCCAAGGATGCTCATCTGATGAGACTACGTCCGAACCATCGCTCATAACTAAACGAATGGTGCGACGCTTCTCTGCTTGCGCGATCGTAACGCTCGCTGGCTTTAGACGACGCCTGTTCTTGCCGAAGCCTCCCACGCGACTAGGCTCTTCGTCAAAAGCCAATAGTCCGTCGCCAACCTTTAGGTCACCAGCTGGAACCCACCGCAGATCGTCAGTCAGTACCCGTTGGTCCGGTGTTGGGCAGTAGAATTTTTTCACGTGACCTGCATATCGGCATTGCAGGCTGAGCGAATGCGCAATGTCCTCGATGTACACTTCGTGCGGGCGCGGGTCCATCGGCCAGTATTGGCGGCCGGTATATGTTTGCATAAAGTCGCCGGTGCGGGGTGGTTCGGCCGGCCTGTTGCGGGTCAGGCCGATGTATTGTCCGTTGTCCTGGGACACAGGACAGGATGCGACAAGGTGGTTTAGTGCGACAGATTTTGCGCCTAGCACGTTGTCATTCGCGGCCACGTATTTGTCGAGCGGGCCGAAGGTGGTGGTTTCAATCGGGCTGTATTCCATGAGTTGGTGAAGCTCCATCACACGGCCTCCCTTACTGGCGCAGAGTCGACTTTGCGCCTATTGACGCGATGGAAGCTTCTCATCTTTGACGACAGAGCGTCATTTGAGCTGACCTTCTCAAAATCCAAAAAGATCATATGCCGGTCATAGCTTGCAAAGTTAGATGCGCCGAGCATGTCCTCCAGCATCCAACGGACAAGGCTATCCGCAGGTAGTATTCCGGCCACATGCCGAGCCAACGCCCCAGAACTCATTCCTTCGCGGTATTGATCTCTCGCAATTTGCTCAATGCTCATCAAAACGCCTTCCCACCAGCCTTAAGCCGGTTCTCGATCTTATGGTCGGGACGGTTGGCGTTGAATGCCATCTTCTCCACGATCGCGCCACCGAGGTCATAGCCAAGGAACGCTGCCAGATCACCGATGCGGATCATGGCGTCGGCAAGCTCGACCTCAGCCATAGGGCGGTGCGGCAGCTTGTCGTCCATCAGCGCCTTGCCTGGCTTGGACTTGCGATAGCCTTCCATCGCTTCGCTGATCTCGCTGTGTATCAGGCAAAGCATTTCGGGCACGTTGCGGTCCAGCGCCTTGCCAGTGGCGAGGTCCGTGTACCATCCTGCCCTGCGGCTCGCTGCGTGGCAGTCGGCTGCAAATAGGTTAATGGCTGCGGCGTGGTTGTGGGGTTTGTTGTCGTTGGCCAGGCTCCTTGTCTGGCGCTCGCCTTCGTAGGATTGGTATTCTCTGTCCGTTTTTGCGTCAGGTATCATGTTCAATCTCCTCTTGTAGTGGTGTTTGCCGCCGGTTGGTCGCCAGCGGCGTCATGGTTATTCCTGAACTGCCTACTGCTCCGAGGCGACGCGTCTAGCCGCATCTCTCCACCATTGTCTTTGACAGGCAGAAAGTTGAAGCCACTTTATTTTTCTGCGCCCTAGCTCCACAGACTGCGACTGCTTGTGTAGTTCGATTGCTACCAACTCAATAGCGTAATCGCTCACGCCACCGCCCTCACCGGCTCATTGTCATTCGCAGCCGAATACCGACCCGCAACCATCTCCGGACGCAGCGTGGAGCGCGCCACCTCGCCGTAGCGGCGCGAATATGTGATGACCTTGGCTGATCGCCCGGACAGCCAGCCACCACCGGCAGCATAGGCGTCAGGCGCTGCAAGCGTTTCGTGGCGCTCGACATACATCAGGGCCGACTTGCGGCCCTCGTCGCTGTGCAGGTGGCCGACATGCGCGAAGGCATATTTCGACTGACCGAACATCTCACGGAACATGCCTGCGAGCGTTGCGTCGACCTGGGCCACGCCGCGCTTATGACCGTGATGATAGAACAGCGCCGTGTCTCCCCACTTGTATGCGTAGTAGAGCATCGGGCTGGTATCGACGGTCACGCGCGGCTCGTTCTCATAAATCGTCGCCAGCAGTTCGCGCACCCATACCGATGAGGCTGGGTCGTGGTTTCCCGACGCCATGACGACATGGACATGCTTGTGCTTCTGAAGCAGCATGTCGACGACACGCCGCAGTGTGCGAATGACGACGCGAACAACTTTATGAAGGCGAGAATCGGCATCGAGGACGTGCTTGTGCGCTGGCGTCACGCTTTCGAGGGCGTCATGGTGCAACAGGTCGCCGAGCTGCGCTAAAACCGCTGTGTGCGCTTGCGGAGCACCCGCCACAGCGGCGGCAAACCAATCCAGCAGCAATTGCTCGGCCAGCCTCAGGTCATAGTCGGCGCCTGTTTCTTCGCGATGGGCCAGCATACCGAAATGGCTGTCGGTGACAACGAACTGGTTCAGAAGGTCTTCCTCGACATGCGCCGGCGCTGGCATGATCGTAACCCGCGGCAGGTCTTCCTTCAGGCCGTCGACCATCGCCTGGAAAGCCGCTATTTGGCCCTCTGCACCGACTGCCGTCTTCTGCCACTGCTGGATAACACGGCCTTCACCATCGACGAGCGCCGACACGCCTTTGACAACATGGCCATTGGGTACGGCAAACTTCTCGCCGCGCTCCTGCGTCTGCTGGATGAACGTGCCACTTGGTGTGTTGCTGATCTTGCTGATGCGGAAGCCGGGCAAAACAGGCTCCGTGCCGAGGAGGCCAGCCTCAGCGGCGCGTTTGATGCTGTCGTGCAGCGCGGACTTGCCGATCCCAAGGGCAGCAGCAGCTTTCTTCAACGTGCCGTGCTCTTTGTAGGCGTCGGCTCTTCGGCGTAGTTCTTCGATGGGTAGAGGCATGCAGTCTCCTCGATGTGGTGGTTGAGGCCGCTTGGTGGGCGGCCTGATTGATTTTACTTCCGCGCCAACAACTCACAGACCGCAGTCGAAGGCACGACGTAGCCATAGCCAACCAGCGAACCAGAGAAGCCAATCGGCGCGGCCATCACGCCGACGGTAATGCCGATCAAGTCGCCGTTCTCCGCAAAGGTTCCGCCACCCGATTGCCCCATCACAGTCGTGATGTCGGTCACGTAGACCGATTTCCAGGGACCTGTTTCGCGAGGTTCGCCGGCAATCTTCCCGTAGGCAGCAACGAATTCGATTTTCAACGGATTGCCGTAAGCGACAATAGGATCGCCAGTCTTCACAGCGTGGCAGGCCAGTTTTGCGACGCCGAGGCCGTCCGACGACGTGCGCAGCAGTGCAATGTCATTGGCTTTGTTGACCCAAAGGACATCGGCCTTGCGAAGAGCGCCCGCCTTCGCTTTCAGCTGAACTTCCTTCGCATCGCCGACGACGTGCGCAGCAGTGACGATAAATCCATCTCCAATATGAACGCCAGAACCGTGGCCGTTTTCGAGTTGGATCTTAACGGTGGCCGCTTCGGTCGCGGCAGACGCTGGCGGAGGAAGGAGCGCATATGCGGCCGCGGAGGTTGCGGCGATGACGAGGAATAAGGCAACGAGGAATGCGCGTGGCGACACAATACGCCGCAGGAATCGTCTGAGCATGATTATCCCCTCTTTCTGGCGACCGTGCGCCAATGTGGTGGTGCTCTGGTAAAGCAGGCTGGTAAGGCCGATAATCAAGCTATACTGTTTTTACAAATTTGTCAAGATTTGCGCTTGCCACAGAATCCAGATTGACTCTTTCGCGCATGAGAACATAATAAGAACATCATGCCCCACAAGATGCATACACAAACGATGAAACAGTACAGATTTCAGGCTGGGCGCTGGATCGTAACAGTGCGAGCACCCACCGTCGCCCACGCAAAAATCGCTGCCACGGCGAAGCTCGACCAACGTGCAGCAAAGTTCCTCGCCAGTCCGCCGTCGTGCGGCTGGAAGCTTGAAAGACTAGTAAGCACCACAAGAGGATAGCCCCGTGCGCCCACAATCAAGAGAACCCCAAGCCGATCCGGTCGACCACATCATTGCATGGCACGACGGCGACAGCCGGGCCGCGATCGAGACGCTGATGGAAGACATCCAACATTTGCGGCTCCAGCTTGCGCTGGCGACTGCCGCCATGGGAACCGGTTTCACGAGGGGATGGAAACCGGACGCCGACAGAAATGCCAGGTGAAGGAGCTTATCTGCTTTCGGACTACGGCGGCGAGCCTGTCGGTGTCATATGTGAGGAATGCGAACTGCTAAAATTCATCAGCTCTGGCGAGCTCATGATTGAGTTTGGCGATCTGTCGATGCCGACGATGCTGCGGCGCATTTCCCAAGAAGTCATCAAGTGCGCTAGGCCAATGGAAGGTTATTCCGGTCGCTGCATGCTTCACTACCACTCACGCTCCGGCAGCCAGATCGAGGCGATGAAACAAGCAAAGCCGCCGGCCGTTAGAGTGAAGGAAATTCGGAATTGGGAGATTGTCGTTGCCAAGTGCAACTACTGCGGCCACGTTTCAAATATCCCGCACTGGCAACTGAACCGCGCGGCGAAGACGGACACTACAGTGGACGAAATTGCCAAGCGACTGAAATGCAAACGATGCAGCGTGAAGGGTGATGTGAAAATCACCATAGCCAAGATGCCGAGGTAAGCATGAGCGACCAGACCAACAAGGCCGGCGACGGCATCCACGAGAACCACTGGTGTGAGCATCCGGGGTGTCGTAAATGGGGTGGGTTTGGCTTTAGCCGAAACAAAATCGAAAGGTCATCCTGGCATTGCTGGGAGCATTATCCGCACAAGGAGCCACCCCGATGATAACCCGCATCACCAGACAGAAGAACGCGGAGCAGCGGCTGGGCATGGCGCTTCGCCAAATGAATGATGCCATAAAAGAAATACACAAGACTGGCCTAGATGTAGAAGTCTCCACTCTGCAGATGATGACGTCGCGCGGGCCGTTGACGCAGGTGGACATCAAGACATTTAGAGCCGAAGGCGCGCCACCGGTCTTGAAAGTGGTGGGAGACTGAGGCCCGATAAACCAGCCTTCCTTCACAAGTCGAGCTCGTCATCATCCGGAGAAACCGACAGCCCTGCCTCATGAACGGCTTCGACAAAAGCTAGACGCGCATCCTCAGGTCGGTCATCCAACCCATTTTCGAGAACGGCTGAGCAGACCATGAGCGCAGTAACGTATGCCTGCGCTTCTGTGCCACCTGGCCATTTGTGAAGAAGAACCCGCGCGAGATCAGTGGCAGTTTCGAGGGTTTCGAAATTACCCCAATTGATCGTGATTGGCTCTATTCTGAATTCGCTCATGGGGCGCAATAACACCGAAGCGTCAAACTTACAGATAAAATTGATACACGTCCGCGTGAATTCGACACTCCTGAGGAGCAACATCCCACCCCAGATACGCTTGGGTTGCGAGTGTTGCCCATGTGCTACAGCATTTTTCAGAGAATTGTTATTTAGTTGATACTCAAATTTAGGAGTTCAGACCATGAAAAAGACATTCGCGACCCTGGCTTTTGTTTTGGCAGCGTCCACCGCTATGGCTGCTGACGCGGTTTCTGAAGTACCCGCAGCGCCTGTTGCTGATGTGGCGCCAGTGTTCAGCTGGACTGGTTTCACCATTGGTGTTCAGGGTGGCTACAACTGGAACAACCAGGACATCGAAATTAGCGGCACCGCAGGTAGCTTCTCGGAGGATTTCGACGGCGGAATCCTCGGCGGCTTCGTTGGTTACAACTATGATTTCGGCAACAGCTGGGTGGTCGGTCTCGAGGCTGATTTCGACAAGAACTGGGCAGACAACACTGCGTTCGGCGGCGCTCTCGACTACGGCTTCGACTGGCAGGGTTCGGTTCGCGGCCGCGTTGGCTACGCCTTTGACCGCGCTCTCGTGTACGGTACTGCCGGCTGGGCTTATGCTCGCGGCTATGCTGACGTAGCAGGCTTCGGTGAAGAGAAAGAAACGTTCAACGGCTACACCCTCGGCGTTGGTCTGGATTATGCCTTCACGGACAACGTGTTCGCCCGCGTGGAATATCGCTACACCGACTTCGGCGACAAGACCTTCGATTTCGCCGGCACAGGTGGCGGCACCATCAACTCTGATATCGACCAGCACGCTATCCGCGTCGGCCTCGGCGTAAAGTTCTGATAGCCATTCGCTACAAGCATGAAAAGCCCGGCCTTAGTGTCGGGCTTTTTCTTTTTACCCAGACCTCGTCGTCCGCGGCTTCGACTGATTTTCGACAATCCGATCGACGCGCATAGTCATCTTGTCGACGGCATCCTTCACGGCGCCAATAGCGCCCATGATCTGCTCCGTCTGCTCCCGAAGGCCGGACTTGGAAACATACGTTTCGGCCACGTGCAGCCGGTGCGCCGCGAGTTCTTCCCTCGCCAGAGATGCCATCGCCGAGGCCGCCGACGCCGCTGCGGATGCTTCGGTCTTTGCTGCACTGATCTTCGCGTCGACGTACTTCCACAGCCCGAAGAAGAAACCGAAGAGCATCACGAAGAAACCCGCAACCGCCATGATCTCGGCGCCGGTCACGGTTTCACCCCGCACAGCTTCATCAGCTTCTCATTCTCAGCCAAGATTTGCCGCTTGGTTTCTGGCGTCATCTGGTCATCGACAGAAGGACGCACCGGGCGCGCGATATCGCAGTAGCTACCGCTTGTCGCGCATCCACTTGCCAAGAGCGTCATCAACGCCAGCGTCATCCAAATTCCTGATTTCATTTTCGACATCCCCGGCCTTCTTGGTGGCCTTGGCATTTGCTGCGGCCTGTTCGTCTTTTGCCGCGGAGCGCCCTGCCCTCTGGCCATACAAAAAGACGCCCGCGAGGATCGCGAGCGCCGTACCGATTGCGGCTAGGTAGCCTTTGAGTTTTGCCCACAAGAGGATCAAACCACCACCTCCTTCCCGCGCCAGCTATTCCAGCGGCGAGCGATGACATCGCGATTGCGATAGGCGACATACGCAACAGCAGCGACAGCGACGCCGGCGACGATCCACCCCCAAGGAAGGCCAGCCACGAAAGCGAGTAAGCCTGAGCTTGCAGCTGAGCCGACACCCTTCGTCACGACTTCCCTTGCGGCCGAGGCGTCGCGCCGCAGCTGAGCGAGCGTGGCAGGACCAATGATGCCATCGGCGATGAGGTGTGGGTGCGCCTTCTGGTAAGCAATTACTGCGGCCTTGGTCTTCTCGCCCATCCAGCCGTCGATAGCGCCGGGATTGAGGCCAGCCGCCGTCAGCAGCTCCTGCGCTTCCTTCACAACTGGATCAGGCTGCTCAGGCGGCTCGGTGGTGGCTTCCTTCGTCGCGCCAGCTACGCCGGTGTAGATGCCCTTCTCAAAAAGCAGGGCCTCCTCCTTGCGGCGGCGCACGAGACCCGGCAGCTTCTTGCCTTTAGCCGTATTGTAGTTGGATGCGAGATGAGCTGCGGCCTTCTTGATCTGGCCTTTGCGCCAGTAGTCGGCCCACGTCCACTTCATGGCGCCAACGCCAAGATTGAACGTCACGGAGGCCGCCGCGTCGATCTCGTGCTGCTTGCGGTCGGATGGAGAGCCGGCAACAACAGCGGGCACGTATTCAGCGGCAAGCACGGCATCGAGGATGGCGTCGCTCTGCGCGGCCGTGATCTTGGTCTTGCCAGGCACGAGCTTGGTGATGCCGATCTTGGCCAGCTCGCGACGCACTGAATCGCTCCGCATTGTGAAGCCGGTTCCAATAGTCGGCACCCCGACAGGATCGAGATAGGCGGTCAGCGGATTGCCCTCATGCAGGCGCACGAAAGCCCTCCCCTGTGTGGAGATTTGGGTGATTGGCATTGATTTTCCTTTTGAGGAGTGGGCCGGGAACATTCTGGCGGCCGGCGCGTTTAGACCGCGCCATTTCCCCAGCTTATGGCCTAAAGACCCGCGCAAACGTCCCCCGTTGCGCGGGTCTTTTGTTTTTGGTTTCCTGCCATTATGAGGAAGCGCCGCATGTCCCCTGAAACAGGCTGCGGCGTGGAGGCCCAGGCGCTTACGAGGAGCGACGGGCCTCCGTATAATGGAACGATTTCAAATGTCGCGCATTGTATCGCGCTGTGCATTGTATCTTGTTCACAGCACTGAGGCTCGCGCTCAACACCCCCCAGCCACCGTGCGAGCCTCTTTTAGCTCCCCGCCATGAAGTGCCGGGTTGCGCTACCGGCCAAGCGATGGGCGCGGTTTCCGTTCGTGTTGACCGTCTTAGTTTGGTCGGACTGCACTGATCCGGAACGGCCGCCCTCGTGACCAAACATAGGTCGACAGCGACGGGAAGCGTTTCCCGAGCCATATTGTTCAGCTGATTGTGATTGATTTCCGTTTGCCGCTTCTATCCAGCTTGACTAAAACAGCCGGATAAAACGTCCGCGCTCTACTGAGACAGCGATGAAAACGAGGGTTTAAGGTGCATTTTGTTTTCGTGGTCCCTCCGGTCTCTGCGACCGGACATGAAACCTATTATTTCTGGGTGCTCCAAAAATGGATGCACGAAACAAGAGACAAGAAGACAACGATCATAATGCCCGAGGCCTACGTCACGGCCCTTGGCGATAATACAAGGTGGGAGCTGTCCGAGCAGAGCATAAACTTCAACCAGTTTTTGCCATCCAGCAGCATCAGCCAGACCACAGACGTCATCCTTTATCCTCACTCCTCTTCATCGTCGGCTGATCGCCCTCCAACTACCGAGTTTGTTGAGTTGATCGGTCAGGACATCCCAGCCCTGAAGCAATTTTACGTCGAAGCCCTGAGGGAGATTAAAGAGAAGGCCAGTGAGCCTGTTGGGGTGGTCACCTGGCTCAACAACGCTTCCCTGCGGTCAGCCGCGTATTCTGAAGACTGTCCGCTCGTATTCAATGAATTCGGCCCATTCCGAAAGCCATACTATCGACCGACTGCCTATTGGGATCGACACGGAGTGAACGGCGAAACTGAAGTTGAGAAACGTTGGCAGCACGAAAAAGCTGAATTCACCGCGTGGCGAAATTCGGCGTATCCAGATGGAGGATCTACAGAAGACCTTCGATTGCTCTTGGCGGATCCGCTGAGCGCGCAGATCATCAGAGGGTCAGAACCACAGGCAAAAATCGGACTTGCCTTGCAGGTAGAAACAGACTCGAATGCGCTGGCCTACGGGAACGGCTGGAACAACCTCTCGCTCATCAATCACGCCAGGCGCTCGGCTGACGCGGAGACGGCGCTTCTACGCCTGCATCCGGGCGGCGCTGCCATCTATCCCGGCAAAATTGATTTACGCCCGTCACCGCTCGAATTTTTGGCTAGCGTGGACGAGGTCTGGACCGTCAATTCCAGCCTCGGGATAGAGGCCATATTCTGGGGCAAAAGCGCGCGAATTTTTGGTGATAGCCCGATCAAGCCCATCGACATCTTACAGACCGCCGAACGCGACCTGTTTCTGGAATGGTTTGCCCTTTGTTATCTGATACCCTTCGATCTTCTTTTTGATTTCGACTACTACTCTTGGCGACTTACGAGCCCACCACTTTCGGAAATTGCCAGGTGTCACTCGGATGCATACCGATCAGAGCCAAAACACCAATGGGGCACAGTACCCTTTCCTCCTTCTGCCGACAGCAGAAAGCTGTCCGTCGACTTTCCCGGTCCGCAACGAGCACCCGTCCAATTTGCTGAACTCAAATTGGAGACCCTTGAGCAGAAGCAGTACATCGCCAAGCTGGAAAAGGATTTTCAAGGCGAGCCCTCTATCCTCGAAGAAAGAAAATCGTTACTTGTTGAGCAAAACAAATTGCTCACCGAGAGGGACGCTCTCATGATCGAGAGAGACAGGCTTTTAAATGAGCGCTCTCGGATGCTTATGGAACAGAGAATACTAGCTTCCGAGAAAACTAAAGCGATCGCGAAATACGATCTTGCAACCAGGGAGCTCGGGACAATCAAATCCTCAATTCCTTTCCGACTTCTTAAGCGCTTGCGCATTTTGCGATAGGCGTCAGAAACCAAGAAGCGCCCTAGCCTTGAACCGTATAATCGTCGATAGACGATTGAAGTTCTTAGGCCTTTTGACAACCAAGTGCGCAAAGTAACTTGGCAAGAACCCACTTTCGCCAAGGACCTCATCAATTTCCAAGAGGTGCCGGACCAAAACCCGGCCCTCTTCGGTGTCGTAAAGGGCATCGTGCTGAAGCCCCCAGAAAATGATAAAAGCAAAAGCGCCGTAGAGATCCTTAACTTCCATCTTCGGGAACATGGCCCGCATCGTCGGCAGGATTTGGGATGAAGTTGGCGCCTCGCTTGGGTCTGCTGCCGCCACCTCCTCAGGAGTGGGCAACTCGATGAAGTCCAATTGATGCTTCCGAAACTCTGCCGGCAGCCTGGAATGAACCCGAGCGGCTACATCAACATGGTGAGCTGGATAGTTGAACCGATCTGGCCCAATATATTCGTTCACGCACCAGAGATAACCGTTTTCTCGTAATCCATCGACCGCCGCCACCAGCGTTTTCGGTAGCTCTGGCATATGGTGCAGCGAAGCGACGAACATGACCAGATCGTATTGCGACCGAGGCAACGCCGGCACGCCAGGCTCCACCACGTGACATGTGACACGATCCGCAAGGCCGTGCTGTTCAAGCGTTACCTTGGCAGAATTGATTCCATCCGGCGAAATGTCATAGAGATCGAAGTGATGAACATGACCCTTTAGGATCATCTGAACTTCAGTTTCCGCTCTGCCTGCCCCGACGCTTGCCGCTCGTTCAATTGGAGCAGAGTTCAGATACCGCTTAAAGAACCAGTCTTCCCGAAAATCCCCTCCCTGCAATCGATGCAGTCGCTCAAGCGACATCGGGTGAGCTTGCCACTCGGACCGTATAGCATTGGTATCGAAATACGCGGCTGACCAGAAAGTCGCGGAATTCATGCATTCTCCTGTAGTTCCCCGCGCAACAGGTCGCACAGAATCGGTTGGTGTTCAACCAACGCGCCTAGACACACCTCACCCCCACCGATAATGATTTCCTACTTTCACCAGTTTTTTTGGGCAACGATGCAGAACCACGAGCAGCAAATACCGTTCATCCACATCCTCCGCGCAATGGCACCCTTGCCGGTGATGTGGGCGCATCTCGCTCTTATGGCCGAGTGGCAGTACCACGGCACATGGTTGCCGCTGACGCTGTTTGACCGGATGGTGGCCGGACCACTGCATCTCTATCAGTCCGGCGGCCATTTGGGTGTTATGGTGTTTTTCCTGATCTCCGGTTACATCATCAGCTTTGTGGCCGAGCGTGAGGAGCGAATGCCATTCGCCGTCAAGCGCGTCTTCCGGCTGCTGCCAGCCCTGATCGCTGCCATCATTATCCTTTCGATCCTCAACACCATTGGATCTATTTCCCGTCCCCACATCAAAGTGACTGATTACCTGCTGAGCATGTTCTTGCTCGATCAGTTCTTTTGGCCCAGTGCAACCGTTCTCCAGGTGACTTGGACGCTATTTCCAGAGGTGGTCTTTTACGCCATCGTTTGCTTGTTCATGCCTCTCATAAAGTCCAGACCGGTTGCATCAACGTTCGCTCTGGCTGTCGCTTGCTGTGGCGTGGCTGTGGCAACAAACGCTTTCGGACACGCACCGTCACACACCTCTCACCTTGGTTATTTGCCGATGTTCATCATCGGTCGCGTATTCTTCCTTCTCCAAGGGGGCAAGATGCGGCACGATGTTGCGATTGTGTTCGTCGCCGGTTCACTTCTGATGATGTACGGCATGTTTGATGCGATCTGGCCTGATCAGATGTGGAACGATCCTCGGAAGGCTTGGACATACCCCCTTGCAATCGTAATTTTTTATGGATGCATGCTCTGGAACCCAAAGACCATGCCGAAGGCCGTTAGCTTCCTTGCTGACATCAGCTATTCGCTCTACCTGATCCATGTTCCCGTTGGCTGGTTCGTCATGGACAAGGTGCAGCCCTTTGCAGGTTTCACCTTCGGCTTTATTGCAGCTGTAGCCGCTTCAATTTTCGCCGCATGGCTGATATATACCCGCATTGAAGTACCAGGCCGCGTCTTCGGACGTAAGCTGATCGCCAACATCTCGTCAAAGAGGACAGCGCATGCATGACTCAATCGACGTCCCTGTTGCTACGACCGCGTTCGTTGCTGTCCTCGTAGGTATAGCGGCCGCCTTCTTCCTGCCGGGGGATAAGGAAAACGTCTGCCCGAAACCGCAAGCCGGTTCTCAATGGCCGTGGGAGATTTGCAGCGACAACGGGGGCGGTTCTACAAAAATGAACATGTCTCCGCCGACAACCTCCCCAGTTTACGGTACCTATAAGACTCCGTGAGCATCACACATATTGCCCTCCAGTCTGCACAGTCCCCGCCGCGGTTCCGGGGAAATAGTTTGCTCCCGAACCTTCAACGATTATAACACCATTTCTATGCACCAAATATGTTGCGCCGGAAACATTTGCTTTACCTGTAAATGTGCATCCGGTGGACGTTAAGAGTGCTGTTGCTACTCCGCACCATCGGGTCATTGAAACAGCAGCGCTTACGGTTATTGTTCTGTTCTGGCATGTAATCTGCCCCTGACCATAAGCGTGCCAATGATTGACACAATTACCAGCAACAGAATAGTCAGCACTTACAACTATGTTCCCCCCATCTGTCGCTAAGAAATGGTCTCCGTTAGCCGCAATCGCAAAAAGGCAATTGGCACCAAGTTCTATGTTGCCTCCGCTTGCCCAGAGACAGGTTCCAGCGATTAAGGCTGAAAGCCTAAGGCCGCCAACGTTTATGGTTAGATTTCTCGCCCTGTTCAGTATGCCGTGCGAATTTGTAACTTCAAGAAAGCAGTTCCCGGGAGTTGTTGTGTTTCCTCGGATGAATATCACATTGCCACCTGTAAGCCCGATCGAGGCGTTGAGGCCAGTCGTGTGATATCCATCCGCCATGTTTATGGTTACGCTGAAACCATTCATGTCTAGTTTTTTTGCAACAAAATCGTAAGCATACTGAAGTGTCGCAAATGCTCCAGCATCGGTATTTGTCAACCCGTTGTTTGAGTTACTGCCCCCCGTTCTCACATAATACACCCGGTTCGCGGTCAGAACCTCACGCACCCCAGAGGCTGCCTGAGCCTGAAGGGGTGTGAGCTGCTTTACCAGTTTTCCTGTTGTCCCGTCGTACCCGACGATCGAGCTGTCACCCGCCCCCGCCGGCCCAACAACATCACCCGTCCCCGAGCCATCCGTCCCTTTGCGCGCCAACAGGCGCCAGTAGGCATTACTTTCGGTCGGCAATGTCGGAGGCGGATTGCCTGTAGTTGGCTGAAGCGCAAGCCACGTCGAGCCGTTATTGAGAACAATGTCGTTCGCCTCATAGGCAGTCGCTGCACTATATACGCCGCGATCGACAACACCCGGAGTGCCGGACCGAGCGAACAAGAGCCACTGCGTGTTCTCGATCGTCGGAAGAGCCGGCGGCGCGTTGCCGGTCGTCGCGACCTTGGCGATCCACGTCGAACCGCCGTACTGCACGATATCTCGGATCGCGTATGCCGTGCCCGCACTGTAGTTGCCGCGCTGATTGACGCCAGCCAGACCAACGGGACCGGTTACATAAGACGGTGCACTCCAATCTACCGACGTCGCCGAGTTCTTGAAGTAAAGCGCAGAGCGACCGTCTCCAATGTCGATAACGAGGACGGAGAAACCCGCAGCAGCGCCATTGTAAGCCGCCCTGCCAGCAAGGTTTGCTACCCACGCGTCATACTGGACGCCTTGAACCAGAGCCGCTTTGTTGATGGTGCCGAAAACACCCGGGCCAATGCCAATCGGAATATCGTCGGTGCCAACCGAGATTTCAGAAAGGCTGTCCAGATTGCCATTCGACAACGAAGCCAGCAGTCGGCGCATCGCTTCAACAGCGGCAATCGTTGGCGACGTCAGCTCGACCTTATAAGGCGCGTCCGTCTGCGCGGGACCGGGCCAGTCGTCAGCAAGCAACAGTTCCGTATCGCTGATGATCTGCTCGATGACGATCGGGCGGCCAACGTGAATGCCGAACTTATCACCGACCTTGATCGGGGTCAGGCCAGCTACTTCCGTCAGCCAGCCCGTGTCCGTGCCGGTCACATTGCGAGAGCCGACAGCGACGGTTGCCGTGCCGTCGCCGTACCAAGTGGTGTTAGCCATTATTCGGATGCTCCGTTACCGTTATCGACGGGATCGCCCTCACCTTTCGCGAGGCGCAGATCGGCTTCAAGGCCGTTGATCTTGTCGAGAAGGATCTGGTTCTCCTGCTTTTGCATCAGAAGCTGCTGTGAGAGCAGAAGCGTGCGGTTCTTCAGGAACGTTTCGCGCAGTTCCGCCTCATGCAGGATGACGGAGGCGTCAACCTGCATCTGATTTCCGGCTGTCATGGATTACCTCTTGAATGCTTGAGCAACGATTGTGGAATTGACAGGCGTTGCCCCGAATGGCGTTGCGGTCAGCCTGAACGTGGTTTGAGTTCGCCCGCTTGGCGGGTTGAACAGATACGTGGTTGCCCCAAGGAGGCGCGCAGCACCGGCGGCCGGTGTCGTTTTCGAGAACACCAGGAAGGTTTCGATGTCGGCGTTGTCGGTGACGTTTCGCAGAGTGAAGCTCACGTACTGCTGATCGGTTGACGTTCCAGAAAACACCTTCCCCACCACATCGACCTGAACACGCGGAGAGCCAAGGCCGTGCGTAAGCGTGATGTCGACAGACCCGTTTCCGGGAAGAACATCGGATGCCGCTGCGGTGATAGCGCCTGGATCGATATTCGATGTGCCAACAGTCAGGGTCCCGATGTAGGCGCTCGAAATGTCGACGTTGCCAAGCACGGCCGAGAACGCAGAAAGACTGTTAGCCCTGATGTCCTTGGCATAGAGGATGCCATCCTGAACAACGAACGGCTGCTTGATGACCGACATGTCTCCGCTGGCGATGACAAACTGGTCAGCGAAGCCCACAAGCCGTGTTGGGCTGGACGGGTTCGACGGGACATCCAACAGCAATGACGCCGAGCGATATTGACCGTCATTCACTGCGGCCGTCACGCCGTACCGCGCAGCATACCCTGCCGGCGTTGCGAGAGCTGCCCAGGCCACATTGACGAACGCCGAACTGCCGCCCAGCGCCGCCGTCAGCGTTTCGACCTTTCCAGCCACGGCCATGGTTTCGTTTACGGCAAGCTGGATATCCTCGCGATATTCAGCCCGTGCCGCGCCGAGTTCGACAGAAAACTCTCTGGCAAGGTTTCTCGTGTCCTTGTAGGCAACAACCGAAAGCTCCATCATTCCCGCAAGGATACCGTCAATGGCGTCCTGTGCGGTTCGGGTGCTATTGCGGAGCCAACCCAGCGCTTCTTCAACTCCGGTCAAATCGACGTCAACGAAGACGTCCTTGTCGGTCAGCAAGACATTCGGCGTGATGACAGGAATGAACCCAGACCACAGCACGGGCCTGTCGCCGCCGGGGATGTATCGCCCGCGGACAACGTAGCTTTCAGCCGGCAGGAGGCTTTGCGAGATAAGCATCGAGCCGACCTGCGGCTGGTCTGTGCGGCCTTCGGAGACCTTCTCCAGCGTAGCTTGTAGCCGCACCTCGTATTCGATGCCGATCACGTCATCGAGGCGGCCATCGCTGTTATCCCATGTCAGCCGAATAGCGGGTCGGCGATCCTCGCCGGAGCTGTCCTTGACCGTGGCCGGTTCTGCAAACCAGTCGACAATAGGCTGCGGCGTCGGACGAATGACCCCAAGCTGGCCGTCAACCGGCGGCTTAAATTCGGTATCGCTGCTCCAGTCATAATCGGCAGGATCAACCTCAGTAATGTCAATCATCACATCGAGGTTGGCGCGATCGGCAACGCCGTCGATCCGCATCAGTTTGGCGATATAGCCGTTGCGCTCTGACGTCCACGAGAACACCGTTCCCGGCGTCGCGTAGGCCCAGAACTTTGGCGGCAGGACAATCGTATGCCTGCGGAAGCGTCGAGCCTCCTCCAGCGCCGACTTCATCAAGCGCTGAACCTGCTCCGGATAGGGAACGAAGTTCAGGTCGACGTCAGCCATCAGGCGGCGGTTGCCGTCGATCGCCTCAAGGTCTGTCCGATAGAGCGGCGGTGCGGTCTTGGCGACCCAGCCATCAGCAGGGGACGGATAATTTGCGGAAACGCCGTTGATGGTATCCGCGAGCCCGAGGAACGGTGTAAACTCCTGCTCTTCCGTCGACAGGATATCATCGTCGGTAAAGGCGATAACGGGAGCATCAGGTGCACCGGAGTGCAGATAATAGACGCCCCCGACTTCCGATATCCTGCCCTGGCACGCCGTCAGCAATGCCTCGACGGCGGAGGTCAGCGGTGCATCGACCTGAATTTCTCCGCCGCTGCGGTAGGTGTTTACCCATCCGGTTGATTCCAGCGTACCGGCGCGATGCTTCTCGATCTGGGCGATCCACGCTGCGGCAGGCAGGCGAGACGAGGACAGGTTTTGCAGGCCATAGAACCACTGGCCGTTATAGGTGATGCCTCGCAGCAGATTGTAGATCTGGACTGCTGGCAGGAAATCACCGTCGCCGCCCCACGTCGCCGGATCGGCAAAACGCTGCGGACCAACGCCGCCTTGCGTGCTGTCACGCGAGATATCGTAGAGGCGCAGCCCTTCGAGTACGAACTTGAAGGACGGCACGCCCGAAAACATGTTCTTCGAAACGCGAGCAGTGACGATGGCGTAAGCAACGCCGCGTCCGACGCGGTCCGGGTTCCACCACCTGTTGCCGTTGGAAACCGACGTGAACAGGAAGCTGTCAGCCGTCGTCTGCGTGCCGTCGTAGAACTTGACCCAGAGGCTGTCCGGATACTGGTTGACGGCATAGCCGCGATCCGTCAGCACGCCGAGCGTCACCAGCTCGCCATTGACCCAGACCTCGGCAAGGCCTCGCACGGGCAGATCCGACAGAGCGATAACCTGCGTCAGATAGGCGTTCGGAGTGTCGCCATCCTGCCCCCACGTGTTGACGAACACGAGCGAACCAGCGGTAGCGGTGCGGCCCATGATGAAGGAGCGAGCAACATCCCCGCCGCCCTGCAGTGTGCCGTTTATGGAGAACGTCGGGTCTTTCGGCTTGCCGGCAAGCGACTGAGCAAGAAGGCTCACTCCGACACCAACGGCAGTCTTCAGCAGGAATGAGCCGACAACGCCAAGGCCGCCAATGAAACCGGAGACAGCCGATACCACGCCGGATATCGCGGCTGCGATACCAGAAAAAATAGCCATCGATTTTCCTTGGGGTGCGCTGCGCTATACGCGCGCGTCAGCCGCTAGAGCGGCTTCATGAAATGAGTTTCGACAGCGCTATAGCCGCGCCGCTCGTAGAGGCGAGAAACGTCATTGGTTGCCAGAGACGCCATGCCGGCAGAGACGCAGCCGACCGATCGCGCCCACGCCTCGTAGGCATCAAGCATCTTGGTGGCACCTCGGCCTCGCGCTTCTGGCGTTACGAACCAGACAGTTTCCTTGGCGATTTGGCCAGCGCCGAAGGGATGCTCGAAAGCGCAGGCCATCAGCACCCCTTGTGCGGGATCCCCTGCGACCAGAACGCAGGCCTTGTCCGACGCCAGATGCTGTTGAAACAACCGATCGGCGTACGCAGCCTGAAATGGAAAGGTGAAGCCGGCGGCCTCATGGCTCTCACGCAGGAGCGCCACGACACGGTCGCGGTCCTGCGTAGTTGCGAAGCGCACGCCCATCAAAACAAACCTAGAAACTTTTTCTTCTTCGGCTGCGTGGCGACCTTGCCCTTCTCGGAGCCCCAGAAGAACTCCCACTCGGACGAGGTGTCAGCATCGGTGTAGAAGGCGTCGCCAGCCTGTCTAAGCACCTGCGTGGCGTGACTGCGCGTTGACGGGTTGGACCGCGTCATCTCCTGCGTATGGCTAGCGCAAACCATCGTCACACTGCCTTCCTCATTTTCGGAAGGAGTGTTGATCGTGATGGTGTCGACAAAGCCAACGAAGCGGCATTCAGCCGGCGCCACCATCTGGCGGCTATCCGGATCGAACAGGCCTCGATAAATCTCAACGCGGGCCTGACGGCAATCGTATTGCCGCACGAGCGTCTGCACGTGCTCACTCACTTGAGACAAGCGGATATTGACGTTCTGCACCGAAAGGTTGGCAACGAGCGGAATGTCATCGATCTGGACGAGCGTCCCGGAGCCGTACCAGTCACGCGTGACCGGCAAGCCTGTATCTGGGTGCACGATGGCCGCAGACACGTTTCCGACGTCAGACCACATGCCGTCGGTGACCGGCGCACCAGTCGCTCGATCGCGCGCAACAAACCAGAGGAAGTCACGCGCCACCAGTTGCCGCGCCTCAAGCGCAGCAAGGTTTTCTGCTGAGATGTTTCTCATTGATTTCCCGTGTGGATCTGGCGCCAACAAGCCACCTGAGGTGGCCTAGACACAGACTTAAAGTTGAGCATAATCCCGCTACTGCTGGGGAATATTGTGCTTTCGTAGCTGCGCTCGAGTATCGAGAAGCAACGCCGACATTCCATTTCTACCGGACAGAGATGTAAGCTCGCGAATTCAACAAATGCGATGGGAACCGCGCAGTGGTGATTGAAAAGTCTGTCTTGGATTTTGAGAAAAGGTTTATGGCGGTGTCGCTTACCACGTTCGCGGCGGCATTTTTCGGGGCATGGGTTGCTCCGCTTTTTCTCGCGAAGAAGGTGGTCGAGTTCGCTGCTGCTGACTATTGGCTGATATGGCCCGTCAATCTGTACTACATTAGCCAGATCGAAGCCCACTTTGGCAGCCTCAACGGATGGAATACCTTTTTACTTTCCAACTACATCGCAAGTTCCCTGATGATTTGCAGATTTCTCGCCTTGCTTCTATTGGAGTTGAACAGACCCAAAAACACGTTTAACTGGGGAATTTCCGTCGTTCACGCAATGATTGTCCCAGTGGTGCTTGTTGGCTTACTTCTTCCATTCGGCGATGGACCCAGCAGGCGCGGCCTCACGTTTTATGCCAGTCCGTTCAGCAACTCGTCGGCGTCTACCCTTCTCGTCGCATTCTTCTATTTCGGCGCAACCGATCCCCTTGTGAAGTTCATAAGCTGGATCAAGTTCATTGTATTCAGTAGGCAGGAGCCGGAAATTTCATGAAGTGCTTAATCTTCGCGCTATCGGCCGCGTGCCTGACTGCATGCCAACAAGGACCGATCGTAAAGTCAGAGCCGTTCGATTGGAGAAAAGCAGTCAACAGGAACGCCGAACGCTCTTGCCGTGACAAGAAGGGCACCGAGCAGTACGCGAAGTGCGTTGATCGTGAAGTTGCCAAGGGCACGCGGGAATCGAAGATGATTGCCGCACATTTTGGCGTAAAGCTTCAATGACTACCGGGCTTCAATCGCCTGAAACGTGACCGTGCCGCGACCCGTCGCCATGTCGGCAGTGGTCGAGATCGAGCCAGGCACGATCGCCATGATGCAGGAAGGCTTGACCAGCGTTGCGGCGACAGGCGCCGTAACACCTGGCCAAAGATGCGGGCGAACCTCAAACTGCGTTGTCACGCCGCCGCCACTGGCCGTCATAGGCTCCATCGCCATATGCAGGTCTTTGTCGCCGATCTGGATGTAATCGCCGACCGAAACCTTGTAGCCAGCGGGCAGGCCCGACAGGGAGATTGCCTTGCGGTTACTCGCAATCGTAGCCACCTGCCCCACCCCGGCGAATGCGCCTCCGGTCGGCCAGCTGCCATTCGGATACGCCACCGGGAAACAGCGCGACTTCGGGAATGCGCGGAAGGTCTTGAGCCCGTTTTCCAAGCTCGTCAGCCGCGCTCGCCAGTAGTCTAGCTCGTTCGGCTTCATTGATCGCGATTGCGCCGTCATCTGCCAGAGTGGTGACCCCATGTCCTTGACGACCGTCTGGCCGCCTGCTGTGCGCGACTGTTCTTGTCGCCAAAGCAGATTGAACTCCGTCGACCAGCCTGGGAACTCATCGAAAAACGAAGTTGGGAGCGGGTATGTGATTGTCATGCCTTACCCCAACTTCACGTTTCGCTTCTGAGCGGACCGAACGGCGGCCTCAACCCGGCTTTGCAGTTCGCCTTGCATCTTGGCCAGCGCCTTTTCCTGTCTGGCGACGGCTTCAACAGATGCGCCGCGATTGTCGATGACGGGATTGAAGTTGACGACGACACCGGCAGATTGCGCTGACATGGATCGCAAACTCGGAACGCTCGGAACCGAGATTCCGACCGGGCCGCCGTTGGCGTAGCCTTTGCGCAGCGCTTCAACTGCCCCTACTCCACCGGCCCGCGCCACGTCGGATTGCGACCAAACGACCTCGCCTTTGTGCACGATGCCAGCAGGTTGGTATTTGCCGCCTGGACCAGTGAAGCCGCCTTCTGAGAAAAGCCCGCCTGACAGGCCAGCATACCGAGATGCCCCACCGCCAAACAGACTGAATAGGCCGCTCAAGAACCCGCCACCGCCACCAGCAGCGTTGTTGACCTTGAAGATGCTATTGAGCACATCGTCCAGGAGGGCATCTGCAATGCGGCTGAGAGCGCCAGCAAATGCATCAGCGGCACTCTCGCCATGGATCAAATCGTCGATGAATCCGCGCGTTGCGTCTCTCGCGACGTTGTTCCACTCGTTCAGCTTCTGCTGTTCCTCTTGCGCTTTCCTAAGCGCTTCGGATTGCCGAGCATATGCGGCAGACTCCTGTTCGATTGCAGCAATCTTGTCGGGCGACAGCGTGATGCTTTCGAGGTCTTTTTCGCCCTTCTTGCGAGCCTCTTCGCGAAGGTCGGCCAGCGCCTTCTGCTCCAGGTCTAGCGCTGTACGGCGCTTAACTTGAGCCTCATTGGACAAGCCAATAAGGTTCATTTCCTGGCGCAACGCCTCAGTCCTATCTCGGACAGCCTGAAGGTCTTCTGCGAAGCGGTCAGACGCGGTCTTTTTGGGAGCCCGTGCCCGCTTCGGCGTACCGAAACCTCTGTTTTTGTCTGTATCCAGATCGGATGGACGGCGTTCTGGTGTAGGGCCGCTATCCGGTAGTGGAAACTGCGTTCCTTGGATTGTGGCGTCAGCGCCGAATTGGGAATCTTGCTGGCCTGCTCCGCGCCACGTCCTCGGATCATTGATCCTGGAGGTCGCAACAGATGTGACTTCATTGACCTTTTGGACGCTATCCGCGGCAGTCAGCGCTGCCGCCGACAGTGTGGAGAAGTATTTGGCGAACTCAGCGAGCGCGGGGATGCCGGTGCTGTTGATCGCCGCACTTAGAGCGGCCTGCACACGGTCGACATCTTCAGTCTGTGCCTTTCCTTCTTCGGCAGCCTTCGCGAAGTCATTGAATGCTGACTGGAGGTTCTTGATAACGTCAGCTTCTTCACCTGCAGACTGAAGTTGCGAAACCAGATCGGCAATGGTGGCGCGCGTACTTTCGACCTCTTTGCGGACGTCAGCGAGCGTGTTGGTATTTACAATGTCGGCGCCCTTGGTGAGGTCGGCATTGTCTTGCGCCCGTTTCAGCTGGTCGGCGTAGTCGCGTAAAGCGGGAACGGCATCGCCCCAGCGTTCGGCGACGGCAGCAATTAGCGCAGCTTGCTCTTTGAGCACTTCGGCTGACTTATCGCCTTCGCTCATAATCGTCGAAAAATACTGAAATGCCGCTGTGCCTGCGGCGATGACGCCAATCGTTACCAGCGACAACGGAGAAATAACCGACGCGAAAGCTGCCGCGAGACCTTGGCCGACGCCCTGCCCGCTATCTTTAATTTGCTGCAGGACGGCCGAAAGCTGGGTGCCCTGCTGCAGGGCGATCTGGATGGGAGACATCCCCATCGCTGCGGTCACGCCGATGTCCTGGAACTGAGCGGCAATGTTTGCGGTATTGAAGCTGTTGCCGCTGCTCGTCGTGACCGTAGCCTTCAGAGCGGCATTGCGACCCTTGATGGCCGCGGTCGACGCAAGCGCCGCCTGTCGCTCTCTCTGGATCGCAGACGCCATCTCGTTGGCAGAAATTGCGCCAGCGGCATGGGCCTGCCTAATTTCGGCGACCGCGTTCTTATAATTCGAAATTGTTGCGAACAACGGGCTGTATTTGGCGCGGAGGCGATCAAGCTCTTTCTGCTGATCAGCGAGAACCCCGTTCCATTCTTTTGCTGCCGTCGTACCTATCCCCACCATGCTGTTGATGCGATCCTGCATAGAGGTGGTGAGCGAGTTGTTGATCGACTTACCGGTAGCGGCAAAACGTTTCTCAATGCCGTTGGATGCTGCGCCTACGTCCGACACCAGCCGATTTAGCGCACGCTTTACGGTTGCAAGATCGGTGCTGATTGAGATAATCAGATCATCACTGTTGTTGCCGGCCAAGTCGGTGTCCTAACGTGAAAAAGCCCGCCAATGGCGAGCTGGGAGGCGATCCAATGGATAACTGGTTGAAGGCGCTCGTTGCGTGCGCGTGCGTCGTCATCATTTCTGGCGGCGGCTATTATGCTTGGGGAGAGTACAGTGCCCACCAACGCGAGAACGAACGTCGCGAGAAGTCTAACCGCGAAGCCTCACTTGAGAATCAGGCGACGCTATTAAAATCCAAATTTTCGGCAGCTGAGTGCATCAGGATGGCGAAAGAAACCCTGCCAGACAAAAAAGGCGAGCCGGTTAAGACGACAAAGTATAACGGCGACTTATCTATATGCGATGACCTCCAAATGTTCGACCCGACGTGGAGGCAAGCACTTGATATGGCTGGCGTGTTCTGATGGACAAGACGGCAAACTGTTGCCCGCCGTCAACTTGACCCATCCTGGGGGACGCAACCCTATCTCCACTCCATGTTTTGCCATGGTGATCGTCGTCATTCGGGGCTCAACACAGAATCTGGCTAGACAACCCATCATTGAATTTTACATCCTCGACAAATGAATGGGGGCGCAACATGCATAAGCAATACCACCTGGAAAACTCCACCTATCCCGACACTCACCGCATCTACGAAGAGCGGCTATCCATCGCTGGTATTCACCATTATCGGAAGGATGCTATTTCGTTTTGCAGATCCAGAGAGAAAGCCATCTATTTCGATCTGGATGCGGCCAATCCTTACGATAGGAACGCAATCAGAATCATGGGCCGATGGAAAGGTCTGTGGGGTACGAAGGTTAAAATACTGGGATACGTAGACGCAGACACAGCTAGTAAGATAGCTGCATTGGGTATTCAAAACGATATTCTTCCACGAATACTCAAAACATATGTCGGCGAAGACGACTACGTCGAGATTATGTACCAAATCGTCGGCCCCAAAGATGGGTACGCACAATACTCCCCGCCACGGATAACACCAGTATCGACCGCCAAGAAACTCATGGAGGCTGGAAACGATGTTGAAGCTGTAAAAGCGCTGCTCGCCGACATTGACAAGGAGGAGATTGAGGCGAAAAAATCGGGCGGTGGTGTAGCGGCCAGATCATACAAAGCGCTTGCGGACTTTTACAAAAAGCAAAAAAGCTACGATGAAGAATACGCTATCCTTGAGCGGTTTGTGTCGCAGAGGCGCGCAAGGGGTGTAAACCAAGATAAGTTAGCCGAGCGATTTTTGAAGGCCCGCGAATCGCGAGATAAACGAAACGCTTCGAAAACTCCGTAACTTGCTTTTGAAAGCAAGTTTCCAGACGCCTTCGAAGAGAGTTCGTCGCCGCCACGGGTACAGCGGTCAAGCTGAAGCCAGCCTAACCACCATACTTCTTGATCAACTCATCCATCTCTTCGTCAGATGGTGGGGCCACGGACTTTTTGGCTCCGTTCGCTTCGGCCTTGCCCTTCACCGCAAGGGTGAACTCGGTCAAGCTAGACGCCCAGAATATTCCTGGGGTCCAGCCGAGGCCGCCGAATGCGATCTTTTGCCAATCGCGCCAAGGGAAAGGTTCTTCTATGCCGCCTTTTGAGCGGCTTCCCCGTTTCCCTCGTCGTCCTCATCGAAATGATGAGACAACGCCTCAGAGATCGCCTTGGCGACGGCGCCGAAGTGCTTGAGCTTCAGCGCTCCAATAGCAGCTACTTTATCGCCGCGCACGGTAAGCAGGTCGAGTGCGGCCACAGCAGCGGCCGGCTCGACGCCTGAAAGGCGAAGAAACAGATCAGACATGCTCTTGCAGGAAAGACGCGAAGACACAGCGGCAAGACCGCCCATCTCGGCAACGATAACCAGCGGCACCTTGCCAACGAACAGGCCGACTTCGCCCCGCGCGCCATTCACTTCAAGCGGGAACGGCTTTTCAGCATCAGCCAAATTACACCTCCGCAACGAACGTCAGAACTCCGGCAGCAACGAACGTGGCCGTGAATTCCATGTTGCCCTCCATCTCGCCGCTGAACTCGAATTCAGAAACGAACCAAGGGCCGGTGTAAGTACCCAGACCAGGAACGATCACCTTGGCATTGAATTTGGTCGCGTCGTTGACGTGCGTCATGAACGCGGTGTTCGAGGCGCTCTTAACGAACTTGCCAGAACCAGAGAACGTGCGGTTCTTGATGCCCGGCTCTGCTGTTTTCTGCGGCGTATTCTCTGGATTGACGCAGTCCGTGATGGTCGTGTCGACCTCGTTTGCGGACATATTGAAGCTGCGGGTCGTCAGGCCGCACAAATTAGAAAACACTTCAGGAGTTTCGCCGTCACCGATCTGGATGAGCAGCGTACGACCAATCTGTTGACCGTCGGCCATTTGTAAACCTCAAAAACTAGGGGTTGGTGGCCAATCAGGCCGGTGTCTCGACGCGCGCGACAAACTTGACGACACCGTGGGTCGTAACTTCGTCCGGGTCTTTGAAATGACGGGTGTCTTGGCGCGTGATCGATATCAATCTATGTGAGGGCAGTACTAATGGCGCTTCATCCAGAGCCTCGACGACCTCGTGAATGATTTCCTTCAGCTCCTTAAAGCCTCCGGAGTATTGCGACCAAACGTGAATCGTCACGTAGATGAGGTTCGCCTTCAGGCAGTCGACATCATCCCTGATGACTTGGCTTTCGCCGTATTCGACGTATGGGAACGGTGCGTTGGTCGGCGGTCTGTCATAAATTCTTTGCGCCACCTTCGCCGTCAGACCTGCTCGCGCCTTCATCCTCGCAACGATGGCACCTTGGAGTTCTAGATCTGGGTTAGCCATTACTTTTTCATGGCCTCCCTTACGCCACGCCAGACGGCGTCGTTGATGCGCTTCTTCGCTTTTGCCCTAAATGCTCGCCACGTCGGAAAAATATGCGGTTGCGCCCGCGTGCCAGGGTGCATCTTTGCGCCGGCCGCCTGCTTCTTGCCGGCAACCGTACCGCCACCCTTCGCAACGTTATGCGGCCGTGTGCCGAACTCCAAAAAATGCCAAATCCACGCAGCGAAAACGCCAGTCGCATCCGGATCCTTGCTGGCCGATGCACCGACAAGCGCTTTCGCAGTCGGTCTGTCAGAAATCTTGGCGCCCTGTATAGAGGCAGCGTAGTCGCCAGCCGTTGCGCTGTTGCTTATCGGCGCTCGGTCGGAGATCTTATCGGCGGCTTCGGTAGCGATCTGTAGCTTCGCTTCGGCGGCGTACTTGTTGGCGAGCGGAGCGACCTGATTAAGCTTTTTCGTCAGCGCTTCGCGGCCCAGAACCTTTGCCTTGATCACCCCGCCTCCCCTTGCACCACAAGCAGCTCGATCCACTGGTTGCGTTCGTCGATATTGACCGCAGCCTTGATCGCGTAGACCACGCCGGTGCGCTTGTTCCGCGCCTGCCAAGCCGGCGTAATAGTGCGCGTGCGTTCGTTGCTGCGGACAGTCATGGTGTACGGTTGCAAGCCTTGCAGGCGGCTGGCGATTACCGTCTCGCTACCGACGCGCGGTTCAAGGCGGGCTGGCTCAACGAATTGCTCCGCGAAGCCGACCACTACACCACCATACCCATCATCGCCTTCAACCTCGGCCTCAAAGCCGATGCGCTCACTCAGCGAGCCTGCGCCCGCCCTTTTGCGTTTTGGCATTCGGTCGATCCTTGGTGGGTTCGGCAGCCTTAGCCGCTATCGCAGCCGCGGCGCACTTGCGCGTGACGTTGTAGAGACCGACTGGATAGGCGATCGTGAAACCTGGCTGACGCCAGTCGAAGGCTTTATGGAAGCGGAGCCACATAGTCGTCTGCCACTGTTCGCCAGACACGCCACGGCGCCAAAAGCATCCGCACTGCACGCGGGAGCACTGCGTCGCCCGTTGCTTTTGGGTCCGGCTCGCGCACCTCGTAGAGATCGCCGGTAACGAGAAGGATCGCCGACACGATTGCGGGCGTTGCCTCAATCCCATCAGCAGCCGTAGGCGTTTCACCGGCAGCTACGACTTCACGATCAAGATGCTGCGCCACGATGCTTTCGGCGGCGTCGCGATAGAGGCCGATCTCCGTATCTTCATCTTCATGAAAGACACGGAGATGCTTCTTTACGGTTTCGAGATCGACGATCGGCATATCAGGCTGCCACTACTGCGGCCGTCGGTGCGCTTGTGACTGGCACGCTGCCCTTGTCATTCGTGGCCGTGACGCGGACCGTGATGGCCTTTCCAACGTCGCCCACAACTGGAACGTAAGTCGCGGCCGTAGCGCCAGAAATCGCGACGCCAGCAGCAAACCACTGCCGCGCGTAAGTCGGCGAGCCGGACCATGTGCCCGTGGTCGATGTCAGCGTCTGGCCGACCTGCGCCGTGCCTGTGATGGCAGGTGCAACCGAATTCACCGGTGAGCCGATACCGTTGACGATACCGGCGCCGATGTAGGACGCGACCCTGCGCTTACGAACCTTCGTTGACAGCATCGGGTTTGTCCTTCTTCTTCGTCGAGCGAGCGGAGGAGATCACCGGCTTGTCGTCGGCTTCATCCGCGGCGTCGCCTTCAATGGCGGCCTTTGCCTCGCCCACGATGTCGACAAGACCCTGCGCCTCGAGCTGCTTCGCCTCGCCTGCCTCGACCTTGAACGGATCGCTCTTTTTGGTCTTCAGTTCTTTGCCAACGGCGAACGTGCGCTTGGCCTTCACTTCCAGAAAATCGGTCATGCTCATCCCTTTTAAGGAAGGGGAGCCGAAGCTCCCCTTAGGTCAATCAGGCGCCTTCGACATCGCCAGTCACAAAGGACTCAGGGCGATAGACTGCGAACGCCAGGCGCTCTTCGGCGCGGATGGTGAACATATTCTTCTCGAAGTCGTCGACGTTCTCGCTGGACAGCAGAACCTCGATTTCCATGCGGTCGAAGATCTGGGCTGCGAAGCTGAACGCGCCGGTGAGGAACTCGCCTGCGGCCATGGCCTGCGTCGAAACAACCGGCAGGTTCCAGAGCGTCGGAGTGAGCGAGCCCTGCGGATTGCCGATGATGTAGTTGCCGCCAGCATCCTTGGTCAGTTCGATCTTCGCCCAGTCGATGGGGTTCAGCACGAACGCGGTTGCCGGATACTCGGCGAGAACGACCTGCAGAACAGCGAGACGGAGACGGTCGATTCCCGTTTCGTCTGCTGCGGCGAATGCCGGGTTGAACGCGGTAGCCTGCGGAACCAGACCGTGAATGTTCTGGCCGGTGCCAGAGCCGTTCAGCAGCTGATTTTCTTCGGCAAAGCGCAGACCGTAGCGAGCGCGTCCGTCGATGTAGGAGCGAAGCGCGGGCGCGTCATCCAGGATCTGGCGGGAGGCCTTGAACAGGTGGGCGATGGTGCGAACCGGCGCGGACGTCATGTCGAACGTCAGATCCGAATAAGGCTTCGCAGTCGTTTCAGCGACTGGTGCAGCGTTGTTCGTATATCCCGTTTCCTTGACGTACTCGATCGAGCTCGAAGCAGTCTGACCAGGCAGAACGAGGTCGCGGATCGTCAGCTGGCGCTCAGGCAGACCAAAGATGCCGGGCACGCGCGCGCCGGGAACCAGAGAGGTGCCCTGAGAGCGGCCAGCGCCGACAGTGGTGTTGGCAGAGGTAATGGCAGCGCGATCAGCCTTCACGCGGATTGAGCCGCGAGATGCACCGGTGAGCATGCCAGCCTTGAACTCGGCAGAGTCGATGACGAGATCGCCAAGCGACTTCTGCTCATTTTCGCCGATTTCGTTTTCGCGAGCGGCTCGCTTCTCAAGGTCGCCGAGGCGGGTCGTAACGTCGCCGAACTCGGAGAGCGCCTTGTCGGTCTTTTCCTTCAGCTCAGCGGAAACTTCGCCGTTTGCAGCAAGCTTCGAAGTGAAGTCGGTTGCAAGATTGCCCACCTGCTCCTTGATGGACGCAAGCGAAGTACCGAGCTCGCCGATCTTATCGGCAAGTTGATTATCAGCCATGAGTGGCTCCTTTTATCGAATGAGTGGTGATTTTGCTTCGGCGATAAGCCGGTCAATGGCTGCCAAAGCAGCAGCATCCGTCTCGACGTCAGGAGCCCCCTGACCATCTTTGAGGTAGAGCCGAGCGGCCCGCTCTGCCTCAGAGCCCGACAACCCCATCAGTCCCCTGATGCCGTTTTCGAACTCGCGTTTTGTGATTTGCTCGCCGGCAGACATCTTCTCGACCAGCGTCTGCGCTGCATCAGCCTTCGCAGCGTTGGCGGCTTTGATACGTCTCACAGGCGCAGGTTCAACGTCCGCGCCGTAGCGTGCCAGAGTCTCGTCAAGCGTCGCGATGCGGTCGACCATGCCGCGGTCCATTAGAGCTTCTGCGTAGAAAACGCGGCCCTGACCGTAGTTGTCCTCAACCTTGCTGACGGTCACGCCGCGCCCCTCGGCAACGGACGCGACGAAGCGATTGTAGGACCGGTTCACACCGTCCTGCACATGCGCAAGCGTGTCCTTGCCAAGCGGCTCGGTCTCGTTGCCTTCGACCTTGTGCTTGCCGGCTGAAATGTACGTTCGCTTGATGCCTCGCTGCTCAAGGGCAGCAGACATGTCATCGTGCGCCGTGTAAACGCCGATTGAACCGGCACGTCCGGAGGGCGTCACAACTATTTCGTCGGTCGATGCCGCAATCCAGTAAGCAGCGCTTGCCGCAAGGCTGTTGACCTGTGCGATGATTGGCTTTTCGCCGCCGCGCAGCTTGCGAATTTCGGTCGCAAGCTCGTCTGTACCTGGCACCGTGCCGCCGGGGCTGTCGATGTCGAGCACGACAGCCTTGATATCTTCGTTCGAAAGCGCCTTGTGCAGCGCTCTCTTGATCCCAGCGTATGAAGTGCCGCCGCTCATCGCGGAAAACAGGTCCATTTTATCGGCCAGAACCCCATAAACCGGGATTACGGCGACGCTGCCGCTGGTTTCAGCAATTTCCTTGGCGCGCGCATCGTCGATCGATGCCGCGAACTCGGACGAAAACAGCTTCTCCCCTTCGGCCCGCGCCACCAAAACATCAGCCAAAACGCCCAGTTTTTCGCGCTGAATAGCCCAAGGTTCGGCCAAAAAGGCCGAAATCAGGTGTTCAAACTTCATGATTTTCCCTTATGCAGCGCGCGCTGCTGGCGTTGGCGCCGGTGTTTCGGTCTTGCCGAGCGTATCGAGGCGCGTCATCGTGCCATTAACGATGGCCTTGTTGCCGCCGTCCACTGGCGCCTTGTCTTCGTAAGATCGAGCCTCATCGACGAGGTAGATGCCGTTCGTGACCATCTTCGACAGGAATTCTGCCCGCGCCGTGCTATCGCCGCGCAAGAGTTCTTCCATGTTGAATTTCACCTTCGTGGTCTTTCTGGTCTTTGCGTCCAGCAGGTCACGATAGATTGCCGCCTCGATGCGCTTCAGCATCGGCCGCATGCAGGTCTTGGTGAATTGGAGGATCAGCTGCTCGATGCCGCTGCCCCAGGTCGTGGTACCGTTGGCGGCGTGCCCGATCATAACGGGCGGCACGCCGAAGATGCGGCAAATTTGCTCTACACTGTACTGCCTCGCCTCAAGGAACTGAGCGTCCTTCGGGTTGATCGACATTGGGTACGGCTTAAAGCCAGCCTCCAACACCGTCACCCCGCCAGCCTTCTCGGCGCCGGCGAACTGCGTCAGCGTGTCGGAGATCTGCTTGCGCTGCTCAGGCTTCAGGATCTGATCCGAGCTGACTATGAGCGAAGAAAGCAGGCCGTTCTTGAACATCCGGCCGGCGACTTTTTCGCCTGCCAATGCACTACCGACGGTATTGCGCACAACAGCAATCGGCGACATGCCACGATCGCAGCCCGGCAGCCGGACGCCGCGGACGTGAAACATCTTGCCTTCGGGCACTCGGCGCTTTTTGCCGTCTTCCGTCACCTCGTAGTAACGCGTGTTCCGGCCGTCTTTCGACCGGCACACATCAACGCTCAGAGGGTGAAGGGGATTGAGCGCCACGAGGCGCTCGCCGTTCATCTTCTTTTCCGCGAAGAAGTTGCCGTCTAGCAGCAAGCACATCGCCGCCATCGACCAGAATTCTGGCGCCGTGTCGTCCATGTTCGGCATATCGTGCAGAAGTTCGTAAAGAGGAGCGTTCTTATCGACCGTCACGCCGTCCTCGCCGTAAACGATGCACGGAAGCGTGCCGGCCGCGTTTTGCACGAGGTTGACGCATGCCCAAACCGCATCAAGCGACAGGGCGCTCTCAATCGTGACTGTCTCCCCGGACGTGGTGCCGAGGCCAAAGAAGCCCCGCCAGAACTCGCCGTCGGTGAGCTTGATAGGCCTTCCGACCCATCTCTCAAAAAAGCCCATCAGGCCTCACCACTAGGTTGCCCGTCACCAGGTGACAGAGATGATGTTGTTGACGAAGTCGTCCAAGTTGCCGCTATCGACGCCCTCGTAGGTTCCGGCCATCGCCGTTGCCATTGCCAAGGCGACTGCGCCGTCGATGCGGCGCTCGCGGTTATGTTTGACGAGTTTTCGATTGCCGGCTGGATCTGGCTTGACGGTGGCATTCATCATGCACATCGTCAGCACCGGATGATCGCCGTGGGCGAGGTTGCCGTTCAGGATGATGCTTTCTAGCTCACGGAGAGCCGGAGACATCGACTGGAATCCCTGCCCAAAAGGCTGGAAAACAGCGTCGTCGCCTTCAAGCTGATCGTCAGTAAAGCCAGCCTTCTGTAGCCATGGCTTGAGGTGCCTGAAATTCCAGCGGTCGAACGCAATCTTGCGGATATCCATTTCTTCGAACCGGTCGCGCAGGTAATACGCAACGAACTCGTAGTCGACGGTTCTACCTGGGGCGGCTTCGAGGTGGCCATCCTTATGCCAGACATCGTACGGCACGCGGTCAGCCTTTGCCTTCGCGCGAATCCCTTCGCCGGGGAGCCAGAAGGTTGGCTTCACGTGCCAGGTGGTCTTTCCGCCCTGCTCTTTCGGCGCCATCAGCACCAGAGCAGTCAGGTCGCTCACCTCAGAAAGGTCGAGCCCACCAAAGACAGGGAGACCATCAAAGTCCACAACTCGAGCGTTGCACGCTCGCCAAATAGCCGGCGACACAAACGGAGCATTGGCATCGATCCTTTGGTTGAGATGCAGCCAACGAAAGCTGGCCTCCTCAGTCGGCATACGTGCCGCGCGCTCTGCGTCGTCTCTCACAGATGAAACTGACTTGAACTTGCCAAGCGCAGGGTTCGCTGCCTGCCACGCTTCCTCGTCGAGGACGTCGCAATCAGCCGGAGCCGTGTAAAGGTGCGAAACCGTTCGTGGCGCTTTTGATGTCTCGGCATCGTCCAGCCATCGCGAAAAGAGGTCGCCGTCAGTCGCTGCCTGCGTCGAGATAGCGAAGATCATCGCCTTGTCGCCGTAGGCGCCTTGCGACGTCACGATTGCTTCGACGAAGTCGTCGTGCGGGCCCTTGATCTGGCCAACCTCATCGAGGATGGCGACCAGTGGCGAACCACCGTGCGCGCTCTTGGCTTCCGCCGAGCTGGCCTGGTATTCTACCGCTTTACTCAGGCCAACAATTGTCTTGCTGGACGGCACAAGTCTGTATTTTTTGTTGAGCTCAGGAGACAGCAGAAGCATCTTGCTGGCGTAATTGTAGACCTCTGCCGCTTGTTTGCGCGACCGAGCGCCCGACATCATGCGGCTGTTTGGAAACGCCTCAGGCCCCACGATATGAGCCAACAGAAGACATGCTATTGTTGCCGTCTTCGAATTCTTGCGTGCAATCGACAGGTACGCCCTGCCCGTTCCATGAGGGTTGTCGTAAACCGCCAGGATAAAGCACTCTTGAAAGTCAAGAAGCCTGATAGGTTGGCCGACAAGATCCCCCTCTGGGACAACCAAAAAGCCCTCGATAAATCGGCATACCTTCTCGCCTCGCGTAAGCTCGCCGACCGGAAGTCTGCGCCAGTCCCGCCTTACTGGGATGGGACCGCTCTTAATCGCCTCCAAAACACTTGGCGGCCAACTCAGATTTTGGCCGTTCATCATCCGCCCTCAAAGGGCAAGCGCGCCATTCAAAGGAGGCTTGTCCTGCTGTTCTTCTTTTTGTTGTTTTCCTCGGCCCACATTGGGCGCAGGTTCGAAAGCTGGTTGAGCGCGATGACGTCCTCCAAGTTTCGGGCCGAGCTTGCAGGGAGGATGTGATCAACCTGCCATTCACTCATGTTGTGCCATCCCATACCCGAGTGAAATTGGCGCTCGACATGACGAACAAATTCATCGACAGTGTATCCGAGTTGTTCGAACGTCTTGGAGGTCTTGATCGCCCCAACCCTAGAGAGGGCGTGGCGGTGCAATCTGCTCAAACGGGCCTGCATAGCAGATCTGGGGTCTAATTTTCGTCGCTGTCGCTGTCTCGTTCTGTTCTTCAGCACCCTCGCGAACCGCTCATCCTCTGGGAGAGATCGCGAACGCAATATCTCAGCGGCAACTTCTTTTTGCAGGCACCCGCACGACTTGGTCAGGTGTGGAGAGGAGGTGGTGGTTGTGTTTCCACAGTCGCAAACAGCTTCCCATATTTTGTGACGGTGAACCGTTTCGCCTACGCATCGCGTGAATGTTAAGCGGCCGTTTTTAGTCCCGGATCGGTCTTTGAACCGAGTGCCGTTGCCAGTTTTGCTATCCACACCTTTCGGCAAACGAAACTCCTACGCAAGCAAATCGCTGTCTGATCTGACGCCCGCCTCAATCTCCTTGGCCTGGTCGCGCCGCTTGGCTGCGTCCCTCGCCTCGCCCTGTACGGCGCGTGCATGCAGCGCCAGCGACCGGCGGAACGAAAGGATCGAGGACGCGTGCATCTGGACGACCGACTTGCGTGGATTGGCGACCGGCGTGCCTTTTTCGGTAACGGCGACCGAACCCTCCGTGCGGAGAAGGTCCTGCTCCCTCACAAGGTCGGCCATCGTGCGGGCAAGCATCGCGGCAATCTCAAGCTGGTGCGCCGACCAATCGGCGCGGGCGTATTCGGCAATGACGTTCTTGAAAAATGGGACGTCGCCATCGTCGAGCGGGACGTTCTCGGGAAACTGGACATCCTCAGACGCCGCCGAAGCGATCCTTATGGCCTCGTCAACGCTGTCGACGCGGTTCTTCTTCTCTGACATGCGAAATCCCCTCGCGCACGCGCGCTTGCGCACGCGCTAGGCAAAAATCTGTGTTTGCACATGCGTTGCGTTACCCCACCGGTCCTGCGCCGGTCGGTCGGCCACTTTCGAGGCGCCCCCGGAGGGTCAGGCCGCCGCCTTCATATCGGGAAACTGCATGTTGATGCGATCAACGAGAAGATTGACGTACCGCGCTACGTGCTTATCACGCGTCAAATCCCAGAAGGCGTGGTCGACGAACGTCCGAATGTTAAGACCATGAAGACGAACAGCATCTCTTTGGCTCTCTACGCGCAACACCTTGCAGAGCTTCATCATGTCCTTTCCCCGCAAGTCACAGATCATTCGCTCGACGTACCGGACCATGGCTGCGTTATGAACCACGACGCATGCGCCATCGGTGGGAAGCGCCATTACCATGGCCCTGGTCTTGCCAGTGCCTCGCATCATCAGCCCACCTCTATTGGGTATCCATCAACGCCAATGACCACGGCCTGCTGGCCTCGCTCGATGCGAGCCTTCAGCTTGTCGTGACATGGAGCGCACAACGATTGCAGATTGTCAGGATCGTAGAACAGCGCCTCGTCACCCTTATGTGGGCGCACATGGTCGCACGTCGTTGCCTCGGTCACATCCTCGATAGCCAGGCAGAAGCGGCACAGTGGCTCAGCAGCAAGCTGGGCCTCTCGCAATCGCTGCCATCTGGCCGTTCGATAAAGGCGACGATATTGAGCAGCTTCGGCTGAGCGACCGTATGGCTTGGGCATAGGCGTTGCCTAGTGATTGGTCTGCGTGGCTGGATTCGAACCAGCGGCTCCCGCAGTCCAAGTGCGGTACTCTGACCAGACTGAGCTACACACAGAGATTGGTGCCGGCAGCAGGAATTGAACCCACGACATCCTCGTTACAAAGGAGGCGCTCTACCTACTGAGCTATGCCGGCTTGAAAGTTTGCCTTGCCCAAGGGCTGTCCAATCCACCCATGGCGCTTGCTCCTATCAGGAAACACAAGCGGTCATTCAGTGGCATCTGCGCAGGACGGACGCGAGGCTGTGAAACTCAAAGCGGCTGGGAGCGTGCACGACCTGCCAAGCTTTCGCTAACAGGGTCACACTCAACCAGCCGCACGATCACCATGCAAGCGGAGGAGAACGCGCATGGGATTGGTTGCGGAGGTGAGATTTGAACTCACGGCCTTCAGGTTATGAGCCTGACGAGCTACCAGACTGCTCTACTCCACGTGATAGTTACCCGCTGCGTTCAGCGGCTGCACCGAATGCAGCATGACGGCGGGGCGGTCGTAACCGCAAAGGGGCGAAGGTATCTTTCGATACCCTCTCACCCCTCGGGGATTTGAATGCGCGTGGCATACGGTCCTATGCTGCGCGGTTTCGGAAGCGGCTTAGGGCCAGCTCGGCAAGCCGCGCCTCTCGCCTATCAATCTCCTGCCACTTAACGCTGATGAAGCCGATCGCGGTGCCGACTACAGCCCTACCGGCGACCGACGGCTGTGTCCGCTCACCGGCCTTCTTGCCGATCTCGGTATACGTTTGCCCTCCCAGCACAGCGTCCTCGAAAGGTTCGACCAGCGGGCCAAGGGATGACCGGAGTTCGGCCAGTATCGGTTTGGCATCGATGTGTTGGTTCAAGATTTCATCGGTGATCTTCACGTGTAGGCTTTCCGTCTTGATCACGCTACCTGAAGCCACGTTGTCGTTGGCTACGACCACAGTCCTCCGTGGCGGTATCGAATGCGATCCTTTGCTCTTCTTGACCTTCGTAGAGATTTTGATTTCGCCACTCGGGATTTCCTTCCAGTCGCAAGCGGCGGCTCGGTCAATGTCCGCTTCTGGTGTGAGGCGTTTAGTTTCCCTTACTACTTCGCCGCCGTCAGCCTTGCTGTAGTCCAAACCCTTCAACGGCTCGGCCTCACAGAGCGCCACAAGCCGACGATAGCGAAGGACGACCGCTACAAGATCCTCGCGCTCATCACGGCGAAGCGCCTCAAGCAACGGGAAATCCTCGCCACGGCTCTGAATGCAAGAGGGATCGCCAATTGACTGTCGCTTCACTATCGCCCTCCGAACCTTCGCCATTTGTCTCGCCTCGTCTGCCGCCTTGGTTTTTGCTCTCTCTCGGCCATCGGCCCTCTCCTGTGCAGTCGGCGGGGTTTTGAGAACGTCTCTTGTTTTTGTTTCCTCGATCGGCTCCCACTTCCCATCCACCTTACGGAAGCGGGTGTTAGTCCTATATGGATGCGGCTGGTCTCCGGTGAAGGCTACCCTGCCAGTGGCGTCGATAATCTGGTCTTCTTCGTCCATTCTCGTCTCCCCTGTGGTGTTACTGCTGCTGCGCTTACGTTGGGTGATTGTCGTTATCGGCGAGCCAGCCTTTGACCAGCGCCACCGCCTTGCTTGCCGCTTCTGCCGTTGATGTGAACCGCACCACCTCAACTGGATGCCCGAGCCGCGCCAGCGATGCATGACGCTCAACCTGTGCCGGAGATAGCCTGCCCTTGCCGACCTTGTTCTCGATCATCCGCAGCTTGCCACCTCTGATGTAGATCCGCAGGTCAGCTTCACCCGGCGTCATGCCGGTTGCGATCGCATCCACCTGGGCACGTGGCCCGCGCTTTGCGCTGTTCATGTCACCAGCAAGCAGGAACTGGCGGCCGAACTCTGGCAGGGACCGCAGGGCGCGAACCTGAGCCGCCTGCCCTTCGCTTTCCTTGATGGGCGCGTCTGCAACGGTAACCTTGCCTTTCGGCGAAGTACGGATGACGACACGTTTGCCGTTGATGCGGGTGGTTTGGCTGGTGGCTTTGGGCATGGCGGTCTCCTCGTGGTGCGGTGTCGTGGTGGCGACACACATACTTTCCGAGAGAGGAGCGAAAACGGGTAGTGGATTTTGGAAATATTTTTTGGCCAAAAGAAAAGACCGGCTAAATGCCGGCCCTTTGGTCTAGTGCTCGTCGCCGCGCTGCGGACATCGCTTCATTAGCTTTTTGATCGTCCGCCGATCTCCGCCGAAGCGATCCATGACCTCGACGGCCTTTGGCAGACTTACCGAGTATTCCTGTTGCAGTTGCTCGACGGTGTATGGCTGCATTTCGTTGTCTGGCATTGCGCCCTCCTTTTGACCCGAAAATGCGACCACCCTGATTCGAGTTCCAGTCAAAAGGCAGGTTGTATCCGGACCGCCCCTTTGCCCGCTGCACGTTGCCCGAATAAAAAACCTCAAGAACCGTGCAGCCAGCACACCGCCCTGCACGGTTGCACGAGTAGGGTATATATTTAAAAATATATATACCCCTAAACGTGCACCAACCGGGCAGAGCTGTGCAGGTGTGAACGCACGGATGTGCACAGATAGTGCACGGATAAAAAATGCTCTATCCGGGCGGTATTAGAAGTTGAATTGTGCGCGGTGATTTGGTTGTATTGGCTTGGCGGCACATGGGGGATTATATGGCCAAGGGCAGTACAGGTGCGGGTCTTACGCCGGAGGAGAAAAGCCTCGTAAAGGCCATGCTGGATGCTGGTGAGAGAAGCCAAGACATTCATGTCCTGATCAATCACGGTCGGCATCCGACGGTAAACCACGGCCGCATTGGTTCTGCCAAGGCGCCGAACGTCAAAGCAGCCACTCCCGATGAGGTTGCGAAGTACAAGCAGATGAAGCGCAGCTTCGATCCAGCGACTGGTCTCAACCCATACACCGACGAGAAGCTGATTAGGTCCCGCGAGGCAATGATCCTTGCGGTTTCAATATTTAACAACGCATCCTACCGCTTCAAAACCGAAGTCTTTTCCATGCTTTCGAACGTCGCATGGTGCTATTTGATGCACGACTACTACGAGAGGAAGGGCATCAGTCCGACAAATTCGGACGGCACGACATGGGCGCTGAGCTATATGATAGAGAAAGGTGACTGCCCACTATCAAGTGGGATCAGGAGCAACCTGAGGGCGGTAAAAGCGATCAGAGACGAAGTTGAGCACCGTTTGTTCGGCCGCAGCGACGGAAACTGGCTCGCGATCTTCCAGGCATGCTGCCTGAATTTCGATAAGACGATCGTCGATTGGCATGGAGAACGGGTAAGTCTTCAAAACGATTTATCTGTAGCGCTCCAGTTCGGAAAAATGTCTATTGATCAGGCCTCCCAAATCCACGCTTATGACATACCGCCGAACATCGCTGCGCTGGACGCAAGTTTGATTGAAGGCAAAACAGAAGCCGAATTGGACGACATCGAGTATCAATTCAAGGTCGTCTACACGCTCGATAGCGCGTCGAAAAACAAGGCACATATCCAGTTCGTCAGCCCTGAATCGCAAGAAGGCAAAGACATTCATAATGTACTTCAAAAGTATCGCGTTGCAGACGAAATGTACCCATTCAAGCCACACGATGTCGTCAGAGAAGTTCAGAAGGCAGGCAGATTATTTACCACAAGCGACCACACGAACGCGTGGAAAAAGTACAAAGTTAGACCAAGCAAGGAAGCGAGCGCACCCGAGAAGACAGACAAAAGCTATTGCATATATCACGCAGCACACAAGGACTACACCTACAATAAGGCGTGGGTAGACAAACTCATCGCAGGAGCTCCGATGAAGCCAATTGATGAGCTGCCAAATGAATTGCTGGATCTATTGGAATCCGCCGTCGAGCCGGTACAAGATGAAATTGAACTGGATATCACGGAGGACATCTAGCGAAAGACGTGCACAACAAAAAAGGCCGGTGCATCGCTGCCCCAGCCTTCCTGTAGCTATCGCCTCTGCCAGTACATCCGTGGTCAGTGCGCAAGCTGTCTGGCCACATAACTCCCGACTTCGCCATTGGTTCCAGTCATGCGCCCGGCCAATCGTTGGCCGGCTCATCTAGCTGCTTCGGGTCGTCTGACGGGTCCGGGTCCTCTTGATAGGAAGTCGTCAGCCGGTAGAGTTCTTCCTGGATGGCAGCGATAATGTCTGGGGCCGCGTGGCCCTTCTGAACAAACCTGTCGACAAGTTGCTCTAGCTCGATACCGATTTCACTCTGCATAGCCGTGCCCTCAGTGCTTCTTGTGGTCGCCTCGATCACCCTCGCCGGGCTTGGCGTCATGCTTCGCCGTGTGCCGCTTGTCAGCGGACAGCGACCGGCCGACATCGACGCTTTCCTTGAACTGGCCTTTTTCGTCGCGACGTACGTAGCGCTTGTCAGTGCCGGTGTCGATTAGCTCTCTCTTGGACATGAAATCTCTCCTCGCTCACATTGAGAAAGGACAACGCGTGGGATTCCAAAAGGATGCGCACGTTCTCAGCGGCCCGCATACAGATGAGCCTGCGAGGCGGCCTAAGCCGCCCTCACAAACACCGCCAGCTCTCGCCGCACCGGGTCCCGTTCCTCCCGCTCGACAAGCGCGCCCTCACGCATCAGGGCAGTCACAAGGCTGGCCGCTCGCTTGCGCTCCACGTTATCGTCCAAATCCAGCCCCACAGCGTACGCTACAGCGCCTCCGACCCAGTTCTTGGCCTTCGGTGACTTCTTGTAGTCGGACGCGCTCACGGCCGCGAGAATGGACGCGCGCTGGTCTTCTGTGAGGTCGCCCGCGACATCCTCGGCGCTAGGCCACTGCCATTCGGTTACGACAGGCGCAAAGTCCTGCGGCTGAGCAAGGCCCGTCCCGTTTCCGAGTGGCGTCGAGACCAGATGCCGCCACTCTGCCTTGTGCGAAAGCGGCGTCAGATTGGACTTCCCGTATGTGGTATAGAAATAGCCGAAGCGGTCAGCTTTATCGATGCCAGCCTCTCCTGCCTGCTCTTCGGACATGCGGTTGAGCACCCGGACTGAACGCGCCGCACCGATCAGTGACACCGCACCACGGGCATCTTCGACAGTGGCTTCTCGGTCGGCCACCTTGCGCAGATGGTGCACGATGTCGATCGAGCAGTTGGTGTAGTCGGCAATCTGCGCCCAGAGCTTTGCCACCTTGTCGATCGCGCCGTTGTCGTTCTCGTTGACGCCATGCGTGGAAACGAACGGGTCTACAATCATCACGTCAATGACGTTGCGCTCGATCTGCTCGACCACCGCCTCAACAATCGGCTGCTGGATGCGAACGCCAGCCTTCTTGTCTTCGATGGCGACGCAAAGCTCCTGCTCGCGGCCGCTGTCCAGGAAGAGATGCCCTTCGAGGTCAGCAGGCTTCAGCTTGTAGTGGATGCACGCGGCCATGATACGCCGCTCCATTTCGTCACGCGGATCCTCGGCGTTGAATATCCACGTGCGCAGACGCTTCGGGGGCTTCGTGCCAAGCAGCGCCCTGCCCGACACCATGGCGAGCGCCTCGGCGATGCTGCTCGACGTCTTACCAAGCCCGCCCGGCGATACCGTGACGGACACATATTTGCGGATGAAGTGCGAGCCGTAGGCGAACTCGCGCCGCGGCAGGGTCTTGGGATCGATCCACTTGAATGCAGTGGCTGTGATTGGTGAGGACGGAGGCGCGTTGTCGTTGGCAGGATCAATGTCGCCAATCGGTGACTCCTCTTTCGGCGGTGCGGCTTCCACCACAACATTCTCATCCACCGCAGCCGCCTGCTCACGCAGCCTGCCTTTCTCAAGCCCCCGCTGGATCATCCGCGTGATGTCCACCAGGCGCGTGTTGTCCTGCGCCGGGAAGTCAGGCTCCGGAATGTTGCGCGGGTTCTGGATACCAGCCTTTAGGCCGTTCTCAATCGTCTTGCAGCAGCGTGACCAGTCCCTGCCCCAGCCGCGAGCTACGTCCTGCAGCATGGCGCGTGCCTCGGCCTCGCCGAGCGCGCCGGCGCCTACGATAGTGCCGATCGAGAACGCGGCGTCGTTGAGCGCATTGTTGCGCGTGCCCATAGGCGCGCCGGCAAGGTCTGCCAGCTCGCGATCGACGGCCGCATCCACATAGGCGTTGTTGGTCGCGGCCGACAGACTGTACTGGGTGTGAGCAGGCGCCGACTTCGGCAACAGCAGGTCGAGCAGCCACGCCGGTGCGTCCGCGATCTCGCGCGTGTCCGTTTCCCACTTGTAGGACCGGCCGTTGGCCATCGTGCTTCCAGCGGCCAGCACGTAACCACCCTCTGACCGGATATCCACGCCAGCACCAAGAGCGCCACGGTTGCGCGTGCCGACGACGTACTTGAAGTATATATGAAGGCCACCATTCGGGCTCGTCACGCGCGCCGTATCGGGCAGCGGGCCATGCTCTGCTTCCATTTCCGCCAGCCAGTCGAAGCCGTTTGCACCGCCCGGCTTGTTGTCGATGTCGAGCGCGAAGAAGCCGGTCTTTTCGCCTGTCGGCAAACCAACGGCAGCATCCGGCCAGTCCGACCACCATCTCTCGATGATGCGCGGAAAGCGCGTTGCTGCCTTAAAGCCATTTGGAGTCAAAGGCGTCTTTTCGCCGAGCGTGATGATCTCGCCGGTGGCCTGGTCGACATGCTCCTCGGCGTGCGAACGGCATGGAAACACCGGCCATCCTTCGGCGGCGTAGTGTTGCGCTAGTTCAAGCGGCGTTTGCAATGGGGGTCTCCTGATTGTCGTTGGCTGGCATGAACCGCGCGATGCGCTGACCGAGCCAGACGAACTTCGGCACTGCCCAGCTGTTGCCGAGCGCCTTGTATCGTGGGCCGTCCGGGCTCGTTGGCTTGCCGCGCCATGGGATGTCGGTGTAGCCGTCGGGGAAGCCCTGTAGACGCTCGCACTCGACGGGCGTTAGGCGGCGGACAGCTGAGCCCACCATGGCGGCCTGATGCCCTCCTCCATTGGTGTGGCTGTCCTTGTGTCCCATCGCCCGCTGAGTGCCTGCGATTTCACCGACACCAAAGCCGCTTTGGCCTGACGCCTTGCAATCGAACGCCAACACATGCGGTTTGTCACCACCACCCTGGCTAGCACGCAATGCAGTAGCAATATCTCCACCTAGTTCTGCTGTCGAACCGCCGTCGCGACCTCGGATGGCGACAGTGACAGCAACAACCGGATCCTGCCCGCGAGGGTCCCCAGGTCGCTCTATTCCCCGGCCGCTGCTAACAAGGCTTGGTGCAACTGGGTGGGTAATACCTTTCCCCGCTTCTCGGCTCGGCGGAGTATCCCTGAACATGCTTTCGGGCTCAAAAAGAACCGCTGCGGGATCTGCCCCGTTTCCAAAATCTGCGACAACGAGCACACGGCGGCGTCGTTGGGCCACTCCGAAAAATTGCCCATCTTTGACAGCCCACGCGGCCCGTCCTTTAGGTCCAGAGACCATACCGTGACGCGCCCACTTACCTCTTCTCGGTGGTTCGATGGGGGAATCTGCTCCCACAAGTCCGGCGAGGAAGCAGCCGAAGGCGTTGTCTTTGGTGCTGAGAACGCCGACGACGTTTTCCCAGACGACGTTCCGAAGTCCATTGTTAGCTGCAAGCTCATGCGCAAGCCTCACGAATTCGAGTGACAAGTTGCCTCGCGCGTCGGCGAGAGATTGGCGTAGGCCGGCAACGCTGAATGCTTGGCAAGGCGTGCCGCCAGCGAGAATATCGACGCGGCCGAGCGTCTTGGTGTCGATCTTGGTGAAGTCGCCAAGGTTGGGCACATCCGGATAATGGTGCTTCAGTACGGCTGACGGGAATTTCTCGATCTCCGAGAACGCCACGGCTCTCCAGCCGAGTGGGTGCCAAGCGACCGACGCGGCCTCAATGCCCGAACATACGGACAGAAAGCGCAGGCCGTTACGATTATCATTTGCGTGCTGCATCTTACCCTCCATCAAAACGGCGCCTCCTTGAGGGCCTCACGCACGCCCTTGGCAAAACCGGTGATCGCCGCCTTCACCATCATCCGCTGCATGAGCTCATCGAAATGTGCGAGTTCCGTAACGCCGTGCTCGGCAATGTATTCACCAACAGCATCAACGCCGGCATCAAGTGCCTTGAGTTCGTAGATTGACAATCTGTCCATCTTGGATAAATCCCCCACGGCTACGATGCATTGTTTGCAGAGAAATCCGTTGTCGATGACGCGCGCACCCTGTTTGATGGCGCGGCCAATGCCGATCGCAATGCGACCACAGCACATGCAGGTGGTTGGATTGTCATTTTCGTCGGCTGTTGGCGTTATTGGCAGAACTGGCTGTCCTGGGAGTTTGGTCATGCTTTTTCCCCCACGTGATCGTCAGGAAAATTCAGATAGCAATTCCCTCGCCCCCATGCTTCGATAGCTGCTGAATCATAAGCTCTAGCGGCATCTTCAGCAGAGCCGTAGCGCCCAACGTTCCGTCGAACTCCATTAACGGTAATCCTTGCAGCCCACCGACCACGCTGGCTGGAAACTCCTTTGTACCCGGACGAACTATCAGCCCGAGGAGGAACCAGATGGAGCGCCATCATCACGCTTGAGACATGTTCGGATGTTTTCGGCACGCCTGAACCTACAGCTGAGAGTTTCGCGCGATGGTCCTCGCTTAATTTGCGACCTCGAAGTGACGCGGCTATCTTGGCGCGGGTCTCGGTAGACAGGATCGCCCCCGTTCTTGAGGCTTGCCCTTTCTTCGACGCCGATATCTTGGCTCTAGTGTCTGCGCTACGAACAGTCCCTAGCGCATATGTATTCCCTAGGTTGGCAGCGCTAACTTTTGCTTTCGCCTCTTCTGTGTGCCTTCTTCCAGTGTTCGCTCTTGCTATTTTTGCCACATGCTCTGGCCGTAGTTTTCGTCCTTTGTGGGCGGCGGAAATAAGCGCTTTTGTGGAGACAGAGGCAGTCCTTCCAATAGCAGCCTTTGATATTTTGGCTCGCGTCTCTTCACTAGCAACCCATCCAGAGTTACCCTCTCCGCCATCTGTTAGATTGACCAAGCTTCCGGAATCGTTGTCCAGTCTACCGTAGCGCGAAATCAACGCCATTTCATGAGCATGGGCCTGCGACTCGTGGATGAAGTAGTCAATTATCTCTACCGTGCATCCGCCCCGCGCGTGTATTTCCTTGAACAACTTCGATCGCTGGGTTGTGACCCAAGCGCGCCTTCCTTTACCCTTGCCGACATAAAAAGGCACTCCTGAAGCATCACGCCAGAGGTAGGTATAAAAGAGGTCTAGTGTCGCGGCCGGGTGATAATGCATTCGTGCATCCGTGCTCACGCGCATGCCTGCATCTCCGCGTTATCTTTGGCCGCTTCAAACTTCCCCACCTGATTGCCCCAGGCAGACCAACCTGGCCACGCCTGTCTCGCAAACAGCTCAAGATACGGACCAGCGACCAAGGATTGGATGCGCCCGTACTGCTCATCAGGCTTGCGGGAATGTTCGCGGCGAGGCGCGCGGATGACCGACCGCACTCCGCGGCTCAGCCGCTTCGGCTTGCCGCGCTTGAAAAGATGGCAGACCTCGACCTCCTGCCGGGTCCAGTAGCCCATTCCCATGCGGCCCTTATCCCAGATGAAAGCCAACGAGACAGGCTTGAAGCCCCACGATGCTGCAACATCAAAAGCTTCACGCTGGAGGTGACTGACCGTCCACATGAAGAGCAGGCAGTCCTTTGCAGCGACGTCGGAAATGGGCAGCGCCGCAATATCGGCAAGCGACATCACGGCATAAGGCTGCGCACCTCGAGCGGGCGCGACATTGTCGTTGGCGTAGGTTCTGAAAGACCAAGGCGGGTCCGCCAGTATGGCGCCAAAGCGCCCCTCTGGTAATGGGTTCATATTGTCTCCTCGGACTGTGGTGTTCCCGCCGAAGCGGAAGCCGCGTTGGTGGCGCGGCGGGTGTCCAAAAAATGTATGCAGATATTGGTCAGCTTTTGGCGGTGCCGCCATACGATGCGCCGATAGGACCGTAGAGTGTTAGCGTCCACTCATGCCCATATGTTGCGGCGCATGTTCGGACCAAGCTCTCCTCCTCGTACTCGCCTGTTTCAGGGTCTTTTCCCATGCCGTAGAGCGTCATGTTCTCGAGCGGTAGTTGGACTTCACCGGTCTCGTCGTTGCGGGCCACGATGATGTAATGGCTACTACTCATTGAGGCTTTTCCTCCGAATGTCTGACGCCGCATTACGAAGGCCAGCCGCACTCGCCCCATGATGAATGGCCGCTACGGCAGCCTTCGCTCTCATCGATGCATCAATGCGAGGGTCATCGCCGGCAATCTCACGGCAAGCCTTCTCCTGCTTGTCATGCCACTGCGCGGCCAACTCATAGCCGCGCGCTTTATCTTCGCGTTCCTTCGCTACTGCCGCGATGATGCGCGCAGCCTGAACAGCTGCACTACCGTGGGCGATCATGATGGTTTTGGTCATGCGGTTTTTGCCTCCGCAGCGAGCATCTTTGCGATGGGATTTTCTGCGGGTGTGAGGCCGCCATATGGATCAAGGTAGGACCCGTTTTCTTGCAGGCCTCCTCCGAATTCCAAGTCGTACTGCTCTGACTCCGACCACCCACAGCATGGGCATCCCCACGGACCATAGATAATACCAACTCCAACGTCCGCGCTTTCGCGGTAAAGCTCATGCTCATCACAGCGAGGGCAAACGCCCTCGTCTTTTATTTCCTCGTGTCTCTTGCTCGTCATGCGACGCGGACCGACAGCTGCTCACCCGCCTCACCTATCTTTGCTCCCGGCACGTCTGTGCCCGCCTTGAGAAGGTCGGCGGTGGCCTTCTTGTCCGGCGCGGTGGTGATGCGCACCACTTCCGCAGGCAGCAGCGCCTCGTCGATGATCTCAACAGATGCAGCTTTCTTGCCGATGGAGATTGTTGCCTCGGCGAGCGGCACGCGCGGTACCCCTGCGGCTTTCAGCAGCTTGAACATCAAGCTGCGCATGGCCTCCTTGCGGCGCTCGGCGCGAGACTTCCGCGCTTGCAGGTCGGAGATGCGGCCGGCCACGGCCTTTGCCAGGCTATCGGCATCGCGCTCGCCATTGACAAGGCGCGTCAGGACAGCGTGGAAGTTGGTTTCGCCTTCCAGCATATCAGCGCGAAGTTCTTCATCCGCCTCCAACTCCGGATAGGCGGCGAGCATATCGGCGAAAAGCGCTTCTAGGTTGGCGACGTCGGCGGCCAAATAGTTGTCGTTGGCTGGTTTGGTCATGCTGTGGCTCCTGCCCATGCAACGATCTCGTCCATATGCACCGGCTTGTAGCCGATGCTCTCAACCGAAACATCGCGATGGAATGGTTCTAGCCCGGTGAGATCGCCGTGCACATGGCCGTGCAGGTTTTTCGCGCCATGGCGAAGCTGATCGAGGCGCATGGGAATATGGGAAGCGGTAAAGCCGAGGTCGCGGAATTGCTTCCATAGATAGATGCGTTGGAACAGACCCGCTGCAGCAAGCGATGGTATGTCATCGTGATTACCCACGATGAGACGAATTGCACCATTCAGCAGTGGGCGAACGCGTTTCGCGTCGGCAGTTTTCCAAGCGAAGTCGCCAAGATGATAAACAAGATCATCAGGCCTCACTGCATTGTTCCAGTTCTCGATGATCGCGCTTTCCATTTCATCCACTGACGAAAAGTGCAGGCGGCAATATCCAATAATGTTGTTGTGCCCGAAATGGGTATCACTGATGAACCAGATGTTTCTTCTGCTCATTCTTATCTCCTCAATGTGGTGACGCCATTGGTGTGGCGTAGAATTTGAAGCTAAACCGTTTTTACAAATTTGTCAAGACTTGCGCCGCAGTCAAAAAGGCACGTCATCGTCCATCAGCACCCGCCAATCCTCGTCTTCCGGCACATTGTCATTAGCCGGCGACACCCTGTTATCATTTGCCGCACCAACCACGTGCCCCACGACGTCCCAATACTTCTGGCGTGGCTTCACCGTGATCTCGACCGTGTCGGCCAGTTCGGACTGACGCTCGATCCATTCCAGCACCGTCTTTGGAAACGGCATCTTGCCGCCGTGCGCGCGCCAGTATCGGTCGGCCTTCGACTTCGGGAATCCGCTATGTTGCGGACAAACCCACTCGTTGATCGCCGTCATGCCAACCATGTAGCTGACCTTCACCGACGGCGGCTTGTCGCCCTTCCCTTCGTGGTAGTAGAAGCTGCGCGACGTGACGGTGCGGGGTTCTGGCTCAGCCGTTGACATGATTGGCGTGTCGGCCGCCGTCGCAGTAATCTTCGGGCTGTCATCGATGTCGAACTCATATCCACAGCAAGAGCACGAACGTGCGGAGGCGTGCACCTTCTCGCCACAGCCAAAACGTCCGTTCTTATCCTCGACGTCGAACGGGCACACCTTCACAGGCGCCTCTCCGTCGCCCTTGTTGGGCGTCTTTGGCTGCACCATGTCGACCGGTCCATGCTTGTCAACGAGCCCGGCGAAATCCAGCACGAGGCACGACGGTTTCGGACCGGCCTTGATCGCAGCAATGCGCTCCTGAGGCGTGTCCAGCGGCATGCCTGGCGCGTATATCACGCGGGTGCCGCGGCCCATCATCTGCACGTAAAGCGACACCGACAACGTCGGGCGAAGGGCTGCGATCAGATCAACGCCCTTGTGGTTAAAGCCGGTCGTCAGCACCGAGTTGTTGGTGAGCGCACGGATCTTGTAAGACTTGAAGTCCTCGATGATGCGCCGGCGCTCGTCCTTCGGCGTTTCGCCGCTAATCATTTCGCAGGAGATGCCACGCGAACGGATCTCGTCCCGCACGTGCTCGGCGTGCTCGACACCCGAGCAGAAGCAAAGCCACGACTTGCGGTCGGCGCCTTTGGCAACGATCTCATCTACGGCGGAGCGAGTGACGTCCATCTTGTCCACGGCAGCCTGCAACGCTGACTGCTTGTAATCGCCGCCCTGCCTGCCGACGCCCTTCATGTCGAACGTCGTGGCAGTAGCCTTGGACGAAAGCGGCGCAAGATATCCGTCAGCAACACCGTCGGCGATTCCGTAGGTGTAGACGATCTGGTCGAACAGCCGATCGTCGCCCTCATCCAGCCGGCCTGTGTCCAGCCGGTAAGGCGTGGCGGTGAGCCCCAGGATCTTCATGTCTGGATTGATGGCGCGCAGGGCCGCGATAAAGCGGCCGTACATGGTGTTGCTGTTGGCAGGGATCAAATGGCACTCGTCCACCATCAGCACGTCGATATGCCCGATGAGCGAAGCTTTGCTGTGCACGGTCTGGATGCCTGCGAAGATGATCTGGCTACGCGCGTCACGACGACCAAGGCCAGCAGAGAAAATCCCCGCCGGCGCAAACGGCCAAATGCCGAGCAGTTCAAGGTAATTTTGCTCGATCAGTTCAGCGACGTGGGTAGCGACAAGGATGCGCATGTCCGGCCAGCCTTCGACCAGCCTCTTGATGAGCGAAGCCATGAGCAGCGACTTGCCGCAGCCGGTCGCAAGATCAACGAGCGGATTGCCAGCAGTCGTTGACCAATAGTCGAAAACGGCGTTTTCTGCTTCTTCCTGGTAGTGGCGTAAGGAAAGCATTACTTCACCTCTTCGAACGGGATGCCGACCGCTATCAACCGGCCGCGCATATCTGCTGTGCCGCGTCCACCTGGGAAGACGACGCCATAGTCAGGCTTTCCTTGGTCGATCATCTGCTGGTTCCTGATTCCGCCAGCAGCCTTGCCGAGAGTTTCCCAGTCGGCTGGATATGCTTCGTAAGGCACTCCGCGACGTACCGCCCACGCCTTGGCTCTGACATCAAGGCCGCGAGCCTCGCCCTCGATAAGGACTGTGATAGGCGTCCGCTCATGCACCGCATCAAGAGCGGCAAAGGTGCGCTCGGTCTCGCAATAATCGCGCCCGCCTGTAACCACCACGCGCATTCAAGCCACCTCCCGCAGCAGCCCAAGCACCCTCGCCCGCTCATTGATGACGATCTGGCGCACGCGCTCCTTTGTGAGGCCATGGTCGTTGCCAATGGCTTCCAGCGTCTCACCCATCGCCCTGCGCATCAGCATAGTGCCATTGCGGCCTTCCAGCAGGGAGACAACGCGCGACAAGTCGGTGCCCTCCTCCTGATGCGGATCAGTGGAACCCGGCAATTCTTCGAATGCCGAGAGACTGCAGATTTCTGCAGAGCGCGACTTGGTGGAATTGGTGCGAACGAACTCCTGCGCGGTCCCCCGAACGCAGAGGACCGCCCACGTCCAGAAGGTCTCGATGCGGCATTCGCGATGACGGCGCAACATGACGACCATCGCCGACTGAAACAGCTCGTCTGCCGCGTCGTCGTTCTTGGTGATCTTTCGTGCCAGTCTTCGCAAAGCCGGCTCGTAAGCCAGCAGCTTGCGGTCGAACTCGGGACTGCGCGGGTTGTTGTCGTTGGCAGCGACAAGCGGCGTGCGTGCTACAAGCGGCATGGTGGTCTCCTCATGTGGTGTCGTCAGGCGTTGGTGGCGCCATCAATCCATGTCGTGCCGTCTCGCAGCACATACGTGATCGTCTCGGCTTCCTCGTCGCAATCCGTTTGTTCGCCGGGCACGAGCGCCGGGATCGTCAGATGCGTCGGGCAGCCTTCCTTCTGCTCGTCGAACGAGATCGGCTTTGCCCATCGCGCGCAGGACCAGTGCCCGTCGCCGCCCATCTCTGGTGACGAGTGGATGCACGACCTGCATGTGACGCGAGGCCAAGCGCTCTCCTTGCAGACAGGCTTGTGCTTGCAGAAAGTGCATTCGAACCAGTCTGCGGCCTCGTTGATGCGAGACGGTGGCTCAGGCGAATTGATGATGTGCTCTAACCGCGCCAGAAGGCGCAGACAGAACTCAGGATCGTATTCGATGCGCTCGGCATAGAGCGTATCGTCATCTTTGCAGCTGACCAGGTAGAGGCAGCGTGACAGACCGAAGGCATGCATCCCAAGCTGGCACTGGCCGTAGTGAAGCGGCTTGGCTTCCTTGCAGCCCTTCTTAACGATCTCCTTCATGCTCTTGGCGTTGCTCGATTTGAATTCGAGCAGATGCTCAGTCTTCGGCGCCTCAACGACGCCCATGGCTTTGCCGTCGCACTTGCCTCGGACGTGGCCCTGCACCAGCCTGATCTTGGCTTGCTGGCCGTAGACATCGACGCCGATACGCTCGAGGTCGGCGACAAGCCGGTCTTCCTCAATGTTGCCAGTTTCGAACAGACGCAGCTGGCGGCCGTGGTGCTTTTCCAGCGGTGAAGCCCAGCGGAACGCGTACCAAAGGGCGCGATCACATGGATTATTAGCCTCGCCAACGGATATGCCGAGGCTATCCCATGACGAGGCTGCGGCTTCGTAGGCAGCGTAGATCGCTCTTACCGTGCTGGATTCGGCGCGTGGTAATGGAGCCATTATGACCCCACTCCAGACGCGAAAAATATAATGGCGGCCATCGTCTACACCCTCATCGGCATGCAAACGAGCGTCAGCCCCTCGAAGCCGTCGGACGTGATCAGCCCCGGTGTGCCACCATCCTGCAAAGCCAGCTTGACAGGACCCGATGGCAATACGCTCAGAACGTCGCGGACGTAGGCGGCGTTGAAACCGATATCCATCGGCTCGCCGCTGTACTCCGCTTCGACTTCGTCATTTGCTGATGCCTCGCCGGCCGCAACAGCAAGCGCGATGCTACCTGGCGCAATGCTGAACTTTACGGCACGGCCACGCTCAGACGACACGGTCGACACGCGATCCGACGCCTTCATGAGCGCGTCCCGGTCGACGGTAACGACGCGTTTGTTGCTCTTCGGAATGACACGCTCGTAGTCGGGGAATGTGCCGTCGATCAGCTTTGACGTAATGCGCACGTCGTCCGACACAATGCGGATTTTCTGCTGGCTGACTGCGACCTGCACCTTGCCCTTCGGAAGCAAGCCGACTGTCTTGCGCGGGACGATAATGCCCTCGAAGGCTGGCAGATCCGGGCCGATGTGACGCCCGAGACGGTGGCCATCGGTGGCGACCGCTTCTGACTTGCCGCCCCTGAAGAACACGCCGTTCAGATAATAGCGTGTTTCCTCTGTCGAGATCGCAAACGAAACCGGCGCGAACAGCGCGGCCAAATCGATCTCGAATTCAGCGTCGAACTTTTCGTTGCCGAGCGTTGGGAAGTCATCTGCTGACAGCGTAGCAAGAGAAAAGCGCGACCGTCCGGACTTCACCAGAAGCTTGTCACCATCCAGCGTCATGGTGATGTCGCCGGTTGCCTTGCGTGCGATGTCGTTGAGCAGCTTCGCGCTGACGCAGATGTTGCCTGGCTTGCTGACCTCAGCAGGTACGCCTGCGGTGGCGACAATATCGAGGTCAGTTGCGGTGATCGCAAGGCCCTCACCTGCGGCCGCAACTTGCACGCTCGACAGGATGGGAATGGTGGATCTTGCCTCGACGACCTTCGTTGTGGCCGCAAGCGCACGCGTCAGGTCTTCCTTGTGGACGACAAGGTGCATGGGTGTCTCCTCAAATGTGGTGGAGTAGCGGGCCGCTGGTGAGGCAGCCCGCGTTGGTGTGGGTTACTTGCTGCCCCAGGGCCGGCGCGTCGTGCCAGCGGCCGCAGCGGCAGGCTTGTTGTCGTTGCTGGCTGCGGTGCGGCGATTGTCGTTGGCTGCGGCTGGCGCAGCATCGACCTTCGGCTCAGGCAGGTTGCCCTCATCAGGGTAATAGTACTTCTTCAACTCGTTGCGCGCCGCGTACTTCGGGGTACCGTCGGCATTTTTCTCCTTGCTGTCCTTGCCCATTCCGATGCGGGCAAAGAACGAGATGAAATGCAATTCATCAGAATCTTCAGGAGCCTCGTTGAGGCCGAGTGAGCGCAGTAGGCAGGCAAATTGGCGCTGGCCGATCTCCTGCGTCTGAGGATTTGGATGCTGCAGATTGTAGTTGTTGAAGACCTTGCGGCCTTTGAGTTCCTCGGGAGCAAGGACGTCTATTGTCACGCTCAGATTGATGGCGTGGTCGCGGGTATCCTTGTTCTTTTCCTTGATCTCGGACGCGCTGATCTCAAGCTGGTAGTCGCCATTCGGCAGGTTGGTGAAATCGCGCTGCTGGGTGTTCTCTTCGGTCGCTTCAACTCTGACGCCAATCTTGGCCATGCGTAGTCTCCTTGTGGTGTGATTTGGTGGTTAGCGGAGGTAGTAGCGGAAAGGTCCCCTACCGAATTGCGTCGATGCCTGATCGCGCCAGACATGAGTAAGCCAAACCCAAATGAGTTGGCCGGAGCGGGTGCGGGCTTTTACCGGATGCCACGCGAACCACGATTCGCCTCGGAACATGGTCACGTGGCCACTCCCGTCGGCGCCGGGAAGTGCTTCGCCAGTTCGGCATAGCCCTGCCCTTTTCGGTAAGGCACGGCATCCGGCATGCTGTAGCGATTCTTCGCGTTGAAGCCAGCGCCTTCCGACAAATGCACTTGACGCTCCTTGCCGCCCTCAGCGTGCGCGACTTTGGTTTGGCGAGCGACTTCCTTCTCCTTGATAGAGATGCGGTAGTTCATAAACGCGACGATGTCAGACTTCTCGCGGACAAGTGCATTGGCGCGCTTGTGCAGCTTCGGCTGATACCGGCTGTATGGGTCGGTGACTGGACTGTCGAAACGGACGATTTCAGGATGCGCTAGCATCACGACGCAGATGCCTCGTTGCGCGAGAGCAGACACGGCGGCCATCAGCTCATTCCATTCAGCATCGGCCTCAACGTATCCCTTGCCGAAGCCAGCTTCTTCGATAGAGGCCACCCCGATGCGGCGGCAGGTTGCCGCCCAGACAAGCGGCTCAAGGCCATCGAGACTGTCTAGAATGACCGTTTTTCGATCGTGTTCATCGGTGAGAAGTTCACCGAATACGTCGAGAAGCTCGTCGAAGCTTTCAATGGTGCCGGGCGTGACAAGCTCGACATCGGACGGTGTGCGCTCGCCTTCCGTCGGCAGATATAGTGCGTCAGGAAATTCGGCGGCAAGGCTGGTTTTGCCGATACCGTCGACGCCGTAGAGCAAGATGACTGGCGGGTCGGCTCTCTTCGTCGACTTCAGGCTGCTAAGTGAAATAGCCATAAGGCCTCCTCAGTGTGGTGCTGCGATGAAAATGATGGCTGCGATGTAGGCGGCGGCTGCAAAGACAATGAGCCACTGCCAATGCGTGATCAGCGTGCGAACAGGAGGCAAAAGAGCCACCAGAAGGCGCCAAGCACGACGATTGCCACGATCGCTAACGGGAACAGCGTGATGAGGGCGATTGCCGCCGCTGCTGTAACGGCGGCGATTGCACCGCGCTTCAGTCCGCGACGGACGTATTTGCGTGGCGTAGGCGTGACCGGCACGTGGTCGAGCGGAGGTGCGGTGATGGATTCGGTGTACCAAGGGGACGTCATCAGAACGCTCCCAACCAAACACCTACGCCGTGGATGATGCCGACAGGTGCGACGACGCAGCCAAAGGCCAGCAGAATCCACGCACTTGCCTGAATACAGACATAGACGTGCGTCACCCAAGCGGCGACCGCGGCGACAACAGCGCTGAGCGGCACAAGCGTGATCAGTGCCGCGCCGAGGATTGCGAAAGCATCCTTCATAAAGGTCTCCTCAATGATGTGGTGAAGTGCGGCTGGTTGGTCGCCAGCCGCTAGCGCTGGTTAGGCTGCGTTCTCGTATTCGATCCACGCCTCGACGGCGTCTTTCGCACCCTTCAAGGTGAGGCCAGCAACAGCCCTCAGCTCTTTGATCGCGTCAATCTTGAGGCCCAGCGCAGCCATGTTCTGCCACTTGTGGTCATAGACCGGCGCCGCTTCTTCATGCGTCGTGGTCAGCGTAAACACGCCGAACTGCTTGCCTTTGTATTTTGCCGCGAGGCGCTTGGCTTCCTTCTCGGCCGCGCCGGTGGACGCGTGAACGTGCGGCGTCGAGGACGGCTTTGGCTGGCCGTTTTCGATTAGGGCGACGATGGTTGTGTGATCCGATGGAGTTGACGGTATCAGTTCGAAATAATCTGGTGAGTAGCCTCCGTTCACCTGACCTTGATGAAGGCTATTTTTGTCCCAGACGACGTCGACAAAGCCGTCGAACATCCCTCGCTGGCCAATAGTAGCGGTCGCCCCCACCTTCGCAGCGCCATAGAAGCTCCGAGCCAGTTTGACCCGATCACCTACCTTGAACTTCGGTTGCGCGTTGTCGTTGCTGGCCTTGGCCTTCGCGACGACTGGCTCGTCGATCCATTCGGCGATGATGTCGTTGTCTTTCAGGCTCAACTTGTCCTCTCGATGAGATGCGCGACCATCGTCTGCCCATACCGCGCTGGCATAATTGCTGCCGTTGCCGAATACTGCGCAGCTGCCAACAATAAAGGCCGGACCAACCTTGCGGCCGTCGCGCGTCCTATAGAACTTGCCTGCCTCAATCTTGAGGGTGGTGGGCTGTTTCGGCGTGGTAGTGGAGAGGATCGGCTCAAGGTTCTCGATGTATTTTGCTCCACCGGTCCTGACACCGTCGACAATTGCCTTGTCAAAATTGACGACAACGAGCCGGGGGCCGGTTTCTGCAACCACACCTTCAACACCAATAAGCTCCTTCTCACTGTAAAGCGCGCTCTTTCCGGTGTAGCGCACCCGCTCGCCGACGCGCGGCTGCCAGGCTTCGAAGCGCTTGGCAAACATCGCGGCGTCACCGCAATAAACGAGGTCTTTGCGAACGGCGCTGACTTGGCAGACATCACCGACCTTGTAGTCCATCGGAGCTCCGCGATTGTCATTCACTCGAACCCAGTCACCAACCTTAAATCTCTGCTCACCCATCACGCTGCTCCTTCCGTTGTTGTCTCGGCGGTCATCGCGCGCCGCTGTGTGAAGTCGACCTTGACGACGTTGGTGTCGTCATCCTCTTTCGCCGGCGGTTCTCCATCCAGATCATGCTCGATCTCGAAGCCATGCCACCAGATCGTCGAGTCGCCGTCGGCAAGGCGCACCTGATACTCGCTGCCCCAGTTGCGATCGCCGATCACGACGCCAGTGAGATGAGGGTTTTGCCGGTTGCGGACTGGATCGCCGAAATTGAAGAATTCGCAATCGCAGGTCATGCCGCCACCCGCTCACTACGCAAAGCGTAGTCGTTGACCGCCTGCCCGGCTGCCAAATCGTCAGCATTGTCATTTGCGGCGGTGGGAACACGCGGGAGCGAAACCGGCATGAGGCCGGAAAGCGTGGAGCAGCCGCCGTTGTGGGGCGCCAGGCGCGTAATGCGGTCGGGATTGTTGTCGTTGGCCGGGATGATTGCGCGCTGCTTGTGCAGGCCGTATGTGCGCCGCAGCCTCTGGTATGCTGCCATTGGCTTGACGTTGTATCTGGCGGCGATATCTGCGACGCTCTCACCGTTTTCACGGCGCGCGTGCATATCCGCCAGCATAGTGCTGGTGATAAGCGTCATGTCGTCTCCTCTGGGTGGTGGTGACCTCTTGGTAGCGGGTCAGTGATTTGCGGTGAGTTCCTTGCCGTCGCCGCGGAAGTTGACGTCGGGAATTATGGACTGAGGCTTGAAGGTGACGCGGTAGTGGTACGCGCTAACCGACTTACCCTCCAACTGCTCGGCGAAAAACGTGACGTTGTCGGAGAGACCGAGAAAGTGCTTCTTGTACTGTCCGGGCCCAGTCTTGCATGTCACGTCGAGCTTTCGTTCGCCGACAGAGATGCTGCACAAGCCTTCGATGGTCAGCATATAAGTGTCGGTGATACCGTTGTAGAAAATGATGCGGCGGCTGACTTCGAAATTATCAGCTGCCTTCGACAGGTTCTGCGAGGCAATCTGTGCATCGTCGGAACAAGCCGTTAGCGTTACAGACGCAGCAAGCGCTATCGCAATTGCAATGCGGTTCATTTTGATCTCCTCTGGGTGGTGGCCGCCTTTTGGTTGACAAAGCAGCAGGGTTATGAAACTAAACTATTTTTACAAATTTGTCAAGATTTCACCAAGGTGGATGCATGCCTGAAGTTAAGTCGCGCCTCCTGCAATCGATACTGAAAGAACAGAAGCGGAGAGCCGTAAAGGATCGCGTTGTCTACGAAGAACTAGGCGTGCCTCAGCAGACCTTCAGCACCTGGAAGGCTGGTGTTATTCCGAGACCTAGACAGTACCCGGCAATTGCCGCCTTCCTCGGTGTGTCCGAAGAAGATGTTGCGGAGATGGCTCGCGAGGCGGCCGAAACCTCCCCTTCCATCACGCCCATTACGGTTGCCCGCACCTACGGCAAGATTTCCGACCGCAAGGCTGGCAAATTCAAATTCGAGCCAATCAACGATGGCCGTAAGCGCATCCCCGAAGGCAGGTACGCGATCGTCATCGACACGAAGGTGATGGAGCCTGTCTTCCACGTTGGTGTGAAAGCTTGGCTCGACCCTTCCCGCTGGCCCGCCCTTGGTGACGACGTGCTCGCGCATTCGGGTGGGTTTGCTTGGATCGGGCGATTTGAAGGAATGAGCAATGGCGCTGTTCAGCTTAGCCGCTACAACGGATCGCAGCTTGAGGTGAAAAACGTGGAAGCTGTTCATGTCATCGTCCTTTCGGAGCGGGTGGTTACGGCGTAGCAGGTTGGTGGACCGCGATGCCGCTTGACAATTCCTACAAATTTGTGTAGGAGGTTGGCTGTCCGCTGTGGTGGCGGATATGGAATACGCGCTTTGATCCCGCCTTTCGGCGAAGGTCTCCTCGGCGTGTTAGTACGGAGAAAGGGCGGAGTTACGGGTGGTGCCGGCTCACTACGCCCTTTTTCGTTTTTTTCTGCATGCACGACAACGCCGGCAGAGCTTCATGCTCCACCGGCGCTAAATTTTCGAAGTCATTGTTTGCGGTCTTTCTCATAGTCATCTCCCCTTCTGGCATTATTGGTTTTGTTATCGCCAGTTGGTTGCTGGCGTTTACGGCGGCCCGGTCACTGGCCGCCATCTTCTTCTACGGTCGGGCGCCTCATGCACCCGTCTTCTTCTCGCCGTCATGGCGCTCATGCCGATCAGCGCTTGGGTCGTCGATCGTCTTCTTTCGCAATCCTTAAACATGCGCATTCCCTTTCATGCTGCAGGTTCGTCTTGGGGTCTTTTGCCCTGTCGGCTTCTTGTTTGGCCGCTGTTGATTTTGGTTATGCGATAATCGAACTGAAACGTCAATAACTTTATTCGATTTTCGGAAAAGATTTTTGCGCAACTTTATGCGATAAACGAAAAATGGAACAGACTATGACTATGGATGACTTTCGCCGGTGGCTTCAGGATGGATTAGATCGCGTTGGAAAGACGCAATCTGACCTTGCCCGTCATGTGGGAAAGCCAGCGAACTACATCAACAAGATATTTTCAGAAAACCGCAAGATCGGCTTAGAGGAATATGTAGAGTTCGCCAAATTTGTTGGTGAACCTGCAATCCGCATCCCGATTCTAATTCGCGGAAAAGTCGGCGCGGGCGGGCACGTTCACGGCCTTGACGCAGGCGTCATAGGTGAAGTTGAGAATACCGGTGACTATCCCATTGATACGTCGGCCCTCGAGGTTGAGGGCGACTCAATGGGAGAAATGATCCCTGATGGGTCGGTGATTTTCTACGATACCGTCTATGAGTACCCCCAAGATTTACACATTAATAACATTTGCGTCGTCTGGCGCGCAGATGGAAAGGTTATGGTAAAGCGCCTTCTGCGGGGAACCCGAAAAGACCGATGGTCTTTGTACTCAATAAATGGAGGCGCGGTCGAAGAGGACGTTTTTATCGACTACGTCGCAAAGGTTACCGGCGTCAAATTTCGATAGCCAGCCTCACATGTGATTATGAAACCGCCCTTTGAGGCGGTTTTTTTGTGCGAGCCAAATAGGAATATTCTATTATCGAACAGAACAAATAGCGTACAATATCCTTTTTTCGAATCTTTTGTTTGACACTCTTATTCGTTTATCGCATAGTCGGCTCATCAGCAGCGACGAAGAAGCCCCCGCCGATCTCGCTGCCACCACAAGAACAGGAGATGACGACGATGAACGCCAACCATTGCAATCAAGAAACTGCAATCTTCGGGTTTCGCGTCGAGCGTTACGAGGAAACTCCCTGGAGTAAGGCTGGCTACAAGTTTCAAGTCACCAAGCGGGGCCACCTCTTCCATGCAGGGAAGTCCATGTACGAGACCGAGCAAAAGGCCTCGAAGGCCGCGGAACGTTATATCTGCGGACGAATGAAGAGGGCATCTGCTTAACAGCCGCCTGATCGCATTCGGCATCCGTCTCCGGGCGGGTCTCCAATTCGATCTCAACCACACCACGCCACCACCACAAGAGGAGATACACCATGTATAGACCGCGTCCCGAAGAGTTTGACGATATCGCTGTAGCTGCCGCACACGGCGCTGTTGCACAGTCCGACGAGCCGATGAAGCGCCCGGACCACAAGGCCAAGAAGCACGGCAAGCCCAAAACGAAATACGAATACATGCGCCGCTTCCCCAAGAAGCCGCGCAACGGCGAGGAAGTCAGCGGTGGCCACTTCGTATTCCGCCGTGGCGACAGCACCGGACGCATTCGTCCCTGCATGTGGCCCTTTGAGCATCCCTCCTACGATTCAGCGCTGGTCGAAGCCGCGCGTCTGCACAAAGAGCACGGCGGCACCTTCGAAGTGTTTGTTCGCGTCGGCCGCGTCGAGGCGCTGGAGGCCGGCGAATGAGCGCGGCTGCCATCAAAGAGCCGACCACAGTTCAGCAGATCATCACCGAAGAGCACGCCGACCTGTTGAAGGACATAGCCAGTTTTCTGGCTTTGTCGCTCTTCATCACCGCAGTGCTGATCTGGGCTTATTGAGGGGATTAACGTGGCATATGGCGACTATAACGGCCCCAATAAGCCTGACAAAGGGCATGAAGGCGGGAGCTGCAACCGAGCACTCTGCCAATGCGCCCCAGCCAATTGGTATAACCACGGCGCCCTTTCTTGGTACTGCGAGGCCTGCAAGGAGCAAATCTACGACCCCATCGGCCAGCGGTATTGGAAGCAGGACTTTCCTAACGCCACTCACCCGATGTTCGAAACACGCGAGATGATGGACGCCCGCCAAGCGTCATAACCACCACCAACCACCACCACTTGAGGAGACACAAATGTCGAGAAGACGCGACACCACCTACACCCCTGCCCCGTATTCCGGCGACGGTCTTGAAGTCGTAGCCAACCTTTCATCCGGAACCGCACCGACGGCCGTTCTCGTCGCAGTCGCCAAATGGCACGAGCGCAAGAAGGACGGCCGCAACCGTGTCATCGCCTCCAAGCTGCGCGAGCTGGTCGCGGCGAATGATAATGGGAGGAGAAGATGAGCGTCAATGATATCAAGAACGCGCTGGAAGGCGTGACGCCCGATCTGTTGCGGTACGAGGCTGACGCGATGTTCGCGGCTATCCAAGGAGAGCAACATGGCGATACGTTTCACGTTTACAACTGGGCGGACAAGCCTCACCGCGTTCTATACGACGCCATAGATTTGATGCGAAAGTCGGCATCCACCCTCGAAAGCTTGCAGCGCGAGAACGAGGAAAAGAGCGAACTGGCCCGCGCATTCGAAGCAGAAGCCAATCAGCTTCGCGAGGTATCTGTCGCCAACCGCCGTCGCGCCGAGGCAGCAGAGGCCGAGGTGAAGCGCTACCGTTCGGCCCTCATCGCCAAGGAACCGTCCGACCGAATGCTTCTTGCTGGATCGTTGGTCGATTGGAAAAAATACTCCGATAAAAAGGAAGCAGCTAGAGACGTGTGGAACGTCATGCACCGTAACGCTGGTGGTCCTGCCCTCGCCAGCACAGGAGGCGAACACCATGCAGAGTGAAAAGCAAATTGCAGCTGCACAAGGCGTCCTTGGCAGGGGTGGCGTCTATGTGGGCGCTGAGTTGATCCGCGCCGCCCTCGAAGCCGCCTTGCCCTCTGCGGAGCCGATAGGGTATGTAGACAAGGATGATCTGGAGCAAGCATCAAAAACCGGCGGACCTGTCCTCTTCCTGAGACGCCCCACTCCCGTCGATGTGCCTATCTACGCCGCCCCTCCCGCGCCATCCGTGGCCGTGAAGGCGGTCGCGCCGGTCGATGTTTACAAGGCATTTGCACCGTTCATCGAAAATGACACGTTCGACAAGGATCATGTAACGGCCATATCTCGCGCCGTTGCTTCCACCCTCTCCGCACAGGTGCAGGACGTGGCGGGGGAGTTGTCGCGCATAAACGACATGATGGAAGAGGGAGACGATGACGGCTCGCCTATCCTTCCTGAATTTGGAGAGGGCTGGTCCGTTGAAGCGAAGGTTGCTGCCTGTCTGCATCTTCTGGAAAAGCGCCGTGATGTGATCGAAGGCTTTACGGCGAAAGAAAATTGGCAGGACGATCCGGCACAAGACGAACGCTGGAATGCAGGATTTGATTTCGCCGTGATACAGCTTTGCAAAGTTCTGAAAGTCGATCCGAAGTCGATCAATTGGGACTGCGCTACGGAAACCTTAGAGGGCGATGCCCAATCTCAAATCCACAAGGTTCTCGCCGCTGCACCCGCGAAGCAGGAGGGCTGAGACATGAGCGACGACTTGACGCCAGAGATGATAGATACTGCGGAAGCAAACATCCGCGGTGATCATCGGTCCGGAAAGATATCGACAGAGCAGTTCCAGAAGGAAATGCTGATCGTTGCGAGGGCAAGGCTATATGCGCTTGCTAAATCGCAGGAGGGCGGCAATGTCACCAGCTAATGACAACGCCCCTCGCCTCATGGGCAGAAGAGAAGCTGCAGCCTATCTCGGCATTGGGCAGTCAACGTTCTCGCTGTGGGTATCAACCAACAAGATGCCGGCAGCTATTGCCGGCACTCGCAAGTGGGACAAGCGAGCGATTGACGCTAAACTCGATGAGATAAGCGGGCTGCTGCCGGCGAACGACAATACCGAGGATGAATTCGAACGATGGGAGCGCGAGCAGAATGCGCGAAAAGCTTAAGGGTCTAGCTAGGGTCAAAAAGCGGCTCGCAAGCGGCAAAACCATAACATACTGCTACGCTTGGCGCGGCGGCCCGCTGTTGAAAGACAAGGCAGGCCGTCCGCTGCAACCGGGCGATCCTCTGCTCATGCGGGCATTCGTTGAAGCCACCAAAGATCGCTTCATCGATCAGACCGACAACATGAATCGGCTGATTACCGAATACAAATCATCGACGGACTTCACCGGCCTTTCTCCCAAATCGCAGAAGGAATACAGCCGATACATTGACAAGGTGCGCGATGCATTCGGTACGATGAGCCTTGTAGCTATCCAGGACAAGCGCGCTCGAGGCAAGTTCAAGGAGTGGCGTGATGGCATGGCCGACAAGCCTCGCAGCGCAGACTTCGCGTGGATGGTGCTTGCCCGCATCCTGTCAGTGGCAAAGGACCGTGGCCGGATCTCGATAAATCAGGCGGAACGCGGCGGTCGCATCTACAGTGTCGATCGCAACGAAAACATCTGGACCGACGACACCTTGGCGCGCCTTTTCGCCGTGGCGTCCGATGAGATCAAAGCTGCAGTCATCATGGCGCTTTGGACGGGCCAACGTAAGGGAGACATCCTCAAGGCTCCGTGGAGCGACTATGACGGCTCACACATCAAGGTGAAGCAGGGCAAGACCGGCGCACGCGTAAAGATCCCCGCCGGCGCCGAGCTGCGCGAGTTACTGGACAGCATGCCGAGGATTTCGCCCACCATCCTCACCAACAAGCGCGACAAGCGCCCCTGGACCTCTGACGGGTTCAATACCAGTTGGACGAAAGCGAAGGCCAAGGCCAGCATCACGGATCTAACCTTCCATGACCTACGCGGCACGGCCGTCACGCGGCTGGCGATCGCAGGATGCTCGGTGGCGCAGATCGCAGCGATCACCGGCCACAGCCTCAAAGACGTCGAAGTCATCCTTGATGCTCACTATCTCGGCGGCAAAGCTGCCCTCGCTGAGGAGGCGATAAAGAAGCTCGAAGACTATCGAGCAACGCCAAATAAGAAGCCCGCTTGACGCGGGCTTTTTTCATTCCGCTCTTGCCACGACAGGTTGAAGCGCGCTATCGTCAAAATACAGTCAGCTAAACGCAGAGCAGTTTGCAAACGAATTGTAACGTACTGATTTTCGGTGGCAGATATTAGAAGCAGTTTGTTCTCATATTTTCGCAATCATTACATAAAAACCTAGCTTCTAAGCAGTAGGTCGCAGGTTCGAGTCCTGCAGGGGTCGCCACCGCTTTCTTGCATTCCCCACAAATGACTGGTTTGGGTTCGATCGCAGACACGGTTTCATTCCGTATTTGCGCTCCGGCGATCCTTCGCTCTTCTCCATTTCATGAGATACCCGAAACCCGGTCCGATCAGCGTGCCGCCGATAACCCATTCCACCAAGGTCAGAGGTCGCTCGTCCGGATCGTGGCCAGTCAGGTAAAGAAAGAGAAAAAACGCGATAACGCCGCCGATCAAGAGGGTGATCGGAAACAACACACTGTCGCGAAAGCCTTTCATGCGATCCACTCCCTTGGCCGTGTTGATAGGTATTGGATATGATGCCGTTGGCAAACGCCTTTTGCAGCCGCCACGGCAAGTTATTTATCGGGCGGGATTGCGCAGGGGTCGTACCATTGTAAGCGACGGAAGACGACCTACCTAGAGGCCGAGTTTAACGAGGCCGCCCCGGGGTTCCCGGAGGGGCAAAAATCAATCAGGTACTTGATGCAACTTCAAAAATTAGGTGCACCGCTTTCGACCGACCGCCTTGTCCTGCGCGAATTCACAAGAGGCGATTTCCCCGGCTATTCAGCCTACCATTCTCTGCAGGAGGTTTACCGGTATCTTTACGCTGCACCTCCAACTGGAGATGCTTTGCAAGAGCAGTTCTCGGCGATTTTGGCGGCACCATTTGAGAAGGATGGCGACACCTATCGACTGGCCGTCGAGCGAAAGGCTGACAACGCACTGGTCGGTGAAGTCCTGTTGAAGCTGGCAAGTGTTGATGCACTGCAGGGAGAGGTTGGATATATTTTCAATCCAGAATTCGCGGGGAACGGGTATGCAACGGAGGCTGTTGGCGCGATGGTCAGCATAGGCTTCTCGTCAATCGGATTTCATCGAATCTTCGCGCGGCTGGACGCTGCGAATGAGGGTTCGGTCGGCGTTGTTGAGCGCCTTGGACTGCGTCGAGAAGCGCATTTGATCCAGAACGACCGCTTCCGAGACGTCTGGGGAGACGAGTATATTTACGCGGTTCTTGCTTCGGAATGGAAATCGCGCGCCGGCGTAATTTTGCCGTCCGCTTAG